GTGGGTACCGATCACCCGTCCCTACATGAAGCCGTCGTCAGGTTCACGCAGGCCCAGCAGGCGCACGGCGTGCCAGCCGGCACGATCAAGCAGTATCGCCTGGTCAACAACCGCCTGGCCGGCCGATTCCAGGGACGACAGGTTGCAGGGATCAGGGAATCCGATCTGGCCGACTTCCTGTACGGGGATGGCGGGATCCTCGTGGGCCGAGGCCCGAAGACCGGCACGTCGTACCGCTCGGCGATCAACGCCTTGTTCCGCTACGCCAAGCACAAGGGATGGATCCGGCAGGAACTGCGATGCCCGAAGTCACCTTTTAGGGAGCGCGGCGCACCGCACGAGATAGCTCCTACTCGCCTCCAGGAGGATGAACTGGGGCTCTTGATCGAAAAGGCGGAGCATCCAATACTCCGCTGCATGATCGCTGTTGCAGCATCGACCGCCCTTCGGATTTCCGACATACGAAAGATCAAACTTAGTGACATAGACCTGCAAACAGGTGACCTATACGTGTGGGTCCTCAAGACCGGCCGCTTCGACGCCCTGCCCTTGACCCTCGACCTTGAAGAAGAGATTCGGCGCTACCTGGCGTGGTACACAAAAGACAGCGCCATCCCAACGGCGGAACGGATCTACCTGTTTCCAGGCTGGTCGCGCAGGAACGCCGCGGGTACCGGGTACGTGTACTACGTACCCGACCCGACGAAGCACTGTTCATACATGTGGGCGACCGAACGCCTCAAGGCCCTCCTGGTTTCCTGCGGCATCCACCTTGAAGCCGGTGAGGCGTGGCATGCGATTCGCCGATCTGTGGCACGGATCTACTTCGATCGCCTCCGCGACGAGGTCTCGCATGATCACGCACTGAGAGAAACGATGGTATTCCTCGGCCACAAGAACCAAGAAACCACGGAACGCTACCTCGGCCTTCAGGCCGAAGTTGCAGCTCGCAACACTCGGCTACGCGGTCAGAGATTTCTGACTCGCTCGGCAGCCGGGGCCGTGCGGGCAATCCGATGACCTCAGTCCCGATTGTGCTGGGTGTTGTAGCGGGGGCGTTCTCTGCTGATCGCCACTCGCTCAAGATGCAGAAGTTCAGCCCGGGTGGCTATCGGTTCCACCGTTATATGGTGAACCTCCGGCCACCAGATCTTCGTCCGGACGTGTTCCCGTTCACGCTCTCTGCCGCGGTCGGTGATCCCGACATAGAGAAGGGTGTCGTCGGCCGCCCAGAGGCGGTACAGCCACCGCCCCTTCAGGTGTGACACGGTGCGAGGGGGGAACTTCACGGCGCGCTGCATGCGTCGCACCTCGGACATGATCATGCGAGCCTCGCGGATTCGGCCCTGCTTTGTGAGAGAGTCCGCCGTCGCCAGGGCCTTGAACACCTTGCCGCCGAGCGTGACGTCTGCGCCTCTATTGCCGTCCATGTGCGTCTCACCTCCACGTGCCTCCGACCGGATTCGAACCGACCAAGTCTGGCGCCCGAGTGCGCCTATCGGAGGCGGTAAAGCAGACCGTGCCAAGGTGGCCTAGACCTATGACCGCATGCCTGTGCAGTGGCGGCGCCCGAAGCTTTCGAAGACTGCTGGGAGACCCTTTTCGGGCTCCCGGGGCCGGCTCCCGAACCCCGGGCCACTTTGCCCGATTCGTCGGTTTTGCCTGCCTGTCTTCAGGTATACGCCGCTGTGTGCATGAACACAAGCGAATCATCAAGATTCTTTCCTGCTGGCAGACAAGCTGCCCGATCAGCAGCCCGCAGCGCACGCAAGCACCCCCTGCCACACGGGAGCTATCAGTGCAAAACCGGCGTAGCCTGGACAAGCGCACAGGGGTAGCTCTGGACAGCCGCTACAAACCAGAAAGGTTGATCATGGACTTCGCAGAGTGGCTGGATAAGCGCATGAAGGCGCGGGGTTACACGCCGCGAGACCTCGCAGAAGCCTCTGGCATTGGAGACTTCAACATCAGTCGTTGGCGGAACGGGAAGTCGCCCGCACACCCCAAGTTCTGGCACGCCCTCGCTGAAGCCCTGGACGTTGAGCCACTAGAGATCGCCATACGATGCGGCGCTCTCACCGAAGAGGAGGCGAACGCCAAGCTCCCCGAAACACCGACCATTGATCCACTTGTGGAGCGCTTCGCCTCGGCAGTCCAAGACATCGACCAACTCCCCGTCGAAGACCGCGAACGTATGCGGACTCTCGCCTGGAACAGCCTGGAGTTCTTGGTCGGCTCCGTCGAGCTGTCACATCCCGGTCTATTCCGGCGCATCATGGGCCGCAGCAACGAAACTGATAACGAAACAGATAGCAACCGGTCTTGGTAGGAGGCGCGTTACGCTTGAACCACTAACCAGGCACCAACGTCCAAGGAGTGTCACTGTGAACATTCGGATGTGGCGCTCCCGAGTCAGCTACCTCGCTATATCCGTCGCCCTATGGGTAAGCGTTTGGCCGCTGCGGGAGCAACCTGTAGCCATGCGGATCGTCTTGGGGATGGCCGTCCTGTCGAACGTGCTCTTCATGTTCGCCACCTTCGCCGTTCCCGTCGAAGACGCCTTCCGACGCGGCCAGGCCATCGGAAAATCAATCGGATACCAAGCCGGCTACCGCGATGGCTTCGAAGAGGCCAGCGCAATGAACAAGTCCACAGCACACCTAGCCGGGGCCGACGCCATCAACCTCGGCAGCAGCCCCAACGACAGGGAGGCGATCACATGAAGCACCCACGAACCGTCATCGCTACCGGAACCGCCATCGCCGCCCTCCTGTCCACGGCGGCCTGCACCGCCACCAGCGGAGGGAGTACCACGCCGCCGGCCGAGGAGACCACGCCGCCGCCGGCAACCACAGCACCAGCCGACCCGGCAGCCGAGGAAGAGACCCGGGAGCGTAAGGATCTTGTCAGCTTCACCATCGACGACCGGTCCGACTTCGGGATCAAGAACATCTGGATCACATGGACGATCACGAACAACAGCTCGGAGAAGTCCAACTACCGATGGGACTGGGAAGCCGTGACACCGGACGGAACCCGCATGGCGAACTCCACCCAGTTCGTCACCGACGTCCTCCCCGGCCAGACCACGAAGGGAGACTTCCCCACCACCCTGGACACCGCGGACGTCAAGCTGAACGTCACCGACTTCGACCGCACTAAGTCCCCGTGAACAAGGGAAACGAGCCTGCGGAAGCCCCCTCTCAGGGAAAGTGAGAGGGGGCTTCCGTTTGCGCCCCGGTCCGTGTACTGCGGGCCGTCACCGGAGCGACACCCGGCACAATATCAGGGCTGGTCTGGCAGTGCCGAGCCAACCGCATCGCCGCCTACCCTGGCTTGCATGAGCGCCACGATTGGTAGCCGGCTGCGCGACATGCGCAAGCTGCGAGGGCTTACACAGGCAGAGTTGGCACGCCTGACCAAGGAGACACACGACTGCAAGCCGGTGTCGATCGCCACCATCCGGCTCCTTGAACAGGAACGTGCCGGGGAGACCCGGGCCGAGACGCTCCACAGCCTGGCCAGGGTTCTCCGTGTCCCGACCACGAAGCTCCTCGGAGACGAAGGAGACCGCGAGACCGCCCACCAGCCCACGGCGGACCAGTGGAATGCCGTCCGCAAAGCCCTGGAGCACCCGCCCAGGTTGGCCGATGGCTTGGAGCAGCCGCCGACCGTGGACGGAGTGACCGCCGCCCTCCAGGACGTCGAGCCCCTCTTCAAGAGACTGGACCTCGACGCGCTGTCCAGGATCATGCCGAGCATCGTCAGGGACGCGGACGCCCTGGGGCCGGAAGGCCGGGCCGTCCGCGTCCGCGTCCTGCAACTCACCGGCTGGCTGCTCACCCAGACACGCCAGTTCGAGGTGGCAGACCTCGCCATCGACCGGGCTATGGACGACGCCATCGACCGCCTGGAGATTTCGGTCAGCATCAACAACCGGTGCTGGCTACTGCTGCGTCAAGGGAAGCTGGGGCAGGCGCGCGATCTGGCGATCCACTGGGCCGACGAGATGGAACCCCGGCGTGTTACCCGCGCGACGCCCGACGAGCTCTGCGCTTGGGGATGGATGCTGCTGCGTGTCTCGAACGCGTCTGTGCGCGACAACCGGCCCGGAGAGGCCGAGGACGCCATGCGCTTCGCCCATGTGGCGGCTGAGCTGCTCGGCCGCGAGTGCAAGCCGGCGTCCGAGATCACGCGCACGTATGGGCCGACCACTGTTTTGATGAAGCGCGCGGAGAACGCGTCGATTCAGCAGCGGCCGGACAAGGTGCTGGAGCTGGCCAAGCAGGTGGTTTCTCATACCGGGGTTCGGCCTTCGCGCAGCAACAGGAACCGGCATCAGCTCGACGTCGCGCACGCTCATGTCGCCATGCGGCAGTACGGCGAAGCCGTGGGCAAGCTGATGGAGATCCACCAGACCGCCCCCCAGTGGCTACCGAACCAGCGATACGCCAGGGACGTCGTCACCCGACTCCTGGACCGCCGTCGAACCTTGACACCCGAGATGCGGCTACTGGCCCAGGCGGTGAGAGTTCCCGTCTGAGAAACTAGTAGTCCACCAGGCCCCGACGTCAAACTACCAATGACGTCGGGGCTGTTGGTCTTCTACGGTCTTCGTCATGACGACGAGCGAGGGCGCCGCCGGAGCGTCCGTGACAAGACAACGAAACTTGGAGCCCGTTGGAGTGGACGGTTGCGGCGTCTGCGAATCCCTCCGGAACAGTCGCGAAATCGCCCGTGACGCCGGCGACGCCGGGGCCGTGGCGATGTGCAACCACGAGCTCGACAACCATCGGCACGGCGGTCGGTGGGGAGCGGCAGCGTGAGGAGCGTCTTCCGTTTCGTGGACTACGGCATCGGCACACACCCGCAAAGCGAACGAACCATGAGCGCTCGCTGCCTGGCTCCTGAGTGCCGGTGGCTTCTGGCAGCAACAGCCGACCTCAAAGCCGGTGACGAGGCGTGCATGACCCATACCGCCCACACCAAGGACCACGACAAGTTCGAACGCGTGTGGTGCGAGGTGTCAGAGGTCCGCCCCGTCTGACCAGTGTGCTGCCCCTTGTAGTTCAGTCAGGCAGAACGTCGAAACGGCCGTTGCACCCGACTCCGCCCTGGGGTCGAGCTCATCACCCATAGGGTGCACCGACCACGGAAGCCCCGGTTCGAGTCCGGGCAAGGGGACTGCCGGGACATCCCGGCTTGGCAAGTGCACTACCGGTCCGGGGGAAGTCCCCAGCCGGGACCCTTTGAGAGAGGCAGAAGCCCATGAACCTCAAGGAAGCACTGCGCAAGACGTCCACCCTGATGGGCGGCGACGAGGACGACGGGAAGGGCGGCAACCCGTCAGGCGGCTGCGGCGACGGCGACGGCTGCGGACGCAAGTAGCACGGTAGGCTCCGCTCACACGTGAGACCAGGGGCGGCTCTTCGCTCGACGAGGGGCCGCCCCTGCCGGTTGAAGAAGGTTGGGGTGCATGGCAGTTCACCACCACGGATACGTGTGGGTCGGCTCCGGATCCGAGTACGGCAACGACTCGCAGAGACGCCCGCTGGGCACAGGATTCGGGTCGACCTCTGTGGCTCCCATCGAGCCTGCTAACTGGCTCCTCAAGCCAAGGAAGATGATCAAGGGCACGTTCAAGGACACGGGCCCGGCTCTGGAGTGGTACTCGGCAACTGTTCGGCAGCACCTCGACCGCTTCGACGAGAAGCACATCAAGGAACCCGGTGTGCTCGACTCCCGGCTGGCCGCGGCCCGCGAAGCCCTGGAGATGGAACGCGACGTCGTCGGCGGCTGGTGGGGGAACGGCGGCTCCACCTTCTACGCCATCCACCTCATTGCCTGCCCGAACTTCTGGAGGCCCGAGCATCCCTGCCCAGAAGGGCTCCGGTAGCGGACCCGAACGCAAAAAAGGCCCCCACCCCGACCGCCGGAGCGGAGGGGGTGGGGGCACAGTTTTGCCGGGCGCTACCCGGCGCGAGACCGGGGATCACCTCCAGGTCAGGCGTCGCCCTTGCGGAGGAACGCGGGGAGAAGGGAGTCGACGAGCGGCAGCGCCATCAGGCGCGTCACCGCGGCCGACACACCGAGAACGACGGCAACACCGGGCACCGTCTCATCGATGCCGGCAGCGTCCAGCAGGAGCGGCATACCGGCCGCCACAGCGACAGCGTTCTGGAAGACCGTACGCACGGTCCTCCGTGTGGAATCCTTCATCGTTTCTCCTTCACCAAGAGGGCCTGCGGACGTTGCCGTAGCCACCGCCACGCGGACGATCTTCAAAATGCAGATGCGGGCCCGTAACCCTGCCAGTGGCACCCACCGCGCCAAGCCTCTGGCCGGCCTTGACCCTCTGGCCAGTGCGGACGCTCCGGGCGGACAAGTGGCAGTAGACGTAATCGCGGCCGTTGTCGGCACGCAGCCCTATCCACTGGCCGTACGCCCCTCCGCCGCTGTTCGACCAGGCGATGACGCCATCGCGAACGGCGACCACCGGGGTGCCGGTAGGGGCGGCGTAGTCGTGGCCAGTGTGGAAGCCAGCCGCGTAGCGGGCGTTACGCACCCCGTACGGGTAGGTGACCTTGTAGCCGGGCACGGGGGAAGACGCGCGTCCCATGCCCGATCACCGCAAGGGCAGCTTGACAACCTGCCCGGGGTGAATCAGGTCAGGGTTGTCGATCTGGTTGTACCGCGCAACGTCGCGCAGGGAAGCCCCGTACGGGCCAGCGTCATGGCATCCCGGGCATCCCGCCGCACGCTTCGCGACATACGCCTCGTGAATGCCCGTGAGGGTGTCGCCCTCGACAACCGTGTACTCGCAGTAGGGCAGCTTGAGCACCTGCCCGGGGTGGATCAGGTCCCGGTTGTCGAGCTCGTTGTCCACCGCCATGTCGCGCCACGACACCCCGTACATGGCGCCGATCTCTACGAGGTTCTCACCCGAGGAGACCACGTGCGTGGCCCGCCGGAACTTGCCTTCAGACATGACTCGCCTTCCTGTTCACGGGCGCCACACCTTGAAATCGGCTACGTAGAAGTCGATCGTGTTGACGCTCGACAGCGGTTCGGGATGCCAGGGGTTCGCGGCCGAGACAATCGACAGGTTCACAATCGGCCAGGCTCGCCAGTAGCTCGGTAGCCCGTTGGCGGTGAAGACGTGCTGGCCGTCGATGCGCCAGACGACGCCGTCCGTGCCGAAATCCACGCGCATGTCGATCCAGCGTCCGGGCTGCACCACCTGACTGTTCCGGTAGTAGTGGCCGCCGCCGCTGACCCGGTTGCTGAGCTCCAGCAGATCCGGATTGTTCGGGTGGTACTCGAACATGTCGACTTCGCCGTGCCCCGGCTGCACCCCGCCATACCCGGGAGGGTTGTCGCGGCCCCACGTCCAATACGCGGGCCACGCTCCCCGCTCAGCGGGAAGCTTCAGCTTGGCGGTCATGGTGTCGCCGGGCCGGATCTCGAACCCGCCGCCGCCCGGGACGTACTCGGTCGTCGCCAGCGGCGTATCCCAGGCGTCCGGCCCCCTCCTGGTCGCACGGAAGCGCCACACCAGCCTGCCCAGGTCCGCGTCGTGGACGAGGCTGGGAGCGTTGGTCGGATGGATGTAATCAGCTTTGTTGTCGCCGTAGTTGGTCTGTCCGGGTCCGCCGCCGGGGTAGGCGGAGCTGCGGCCGATGTTCCACTTGCCGCCGTCCAGGAAGTTGTCCCCGGAGAAGACGACCATCTTGCCCGGAACCGTAGTCGTGTCCCCGCCCGGCTCAGGATCGGGTTCGGGGTCCGGCGGTGGAGGATCCGGGTCAGGCTCGGGGTCGGGTGCCGGTTGGCTGTCGGGGATGACGAGGACTTGACCCGGGTAGATCGTGTACGGCTCCTCGATGCCGTTCGTGGCGGCGATGTCCTCCCACGGCACGCCGAGCTGCTGGCCGATCCCCCACAGCGTGTCGCCGCGCTGCACCACATAGGTGCCCTCCGCGGGCGGCGGTGGCGGCACCACGAGCTGCTGCGAGGGAAGGTTGTGCCAGACGCCGCCCAGGCGGTAGAAGCCGAACACCGTATACGTGCCGTTCGGCAACGGGGTGCGGGGGTCCGATATGTAGATGTAGCCGTCGGGGCCGACGTTGACGCTCGACACGTTCCCCGGGTAGTCGAGGTTCTGCCCGGTGCTGCTACGCACGGCGACGCCCACCGTCTGGGCTTTGAAGTAGGTGTCCGAATGAAGGTGAAGCACCGCCCGGCCTGCCGGGTCGCAGTGCAGATGCAGAACCGTTACTGCCACTTCAGGAGCCTCCGTAGAAGTGCATCTCATCGGCGTCAACGTGGTCACAGGTCGCCTTGAACTCCAGCGACGGCGGCACCTTGTAGCCCAGCCGCGAGAGCGTGTCGAGGTTCGCGTAGCCGGTCGCCGGCCACGATCCGCCGGGCCCGGAGGCCATCCACCGGTTCAGGAAGGCCACGGACTCCTCGTCCATCACACCCCGCCGGTCGGGGTAGCTCAGGACTCGGTAGTCGGGGAACATCGCGGCCAGGGCGCGCTGCAAGACGTACACCGAATGGCCGCGGCCTCCCGGGTAGATGTGTGCGGCGTTGACCGTCGGATGCCATGCCGGCGCTTCGATCGGTGGCTCGACCGCCTCGCCGGAGCGCAGCCGGTGTACGGCCTCCTCCGCCCGCTCTAGGCGGCCCTTGTTGCGGTAGCCGCCCTTGGTGTAGGCGCCCCACGGCTTCCAGTTCCGGCCGCCCGAGGACAGGCGCGCCATGGCCTTGGCGTTGACCACCGGATCGAAGAGGGCTTCGTTCGACGAGATGCCGTACTGGGCGCGGCGAGCAGGGCCCATCCGTCCCCGCATGTTGATCTGCCAGAGCCCGAAACTGTGGTCGCCTCCGTGCCCGTTGTAGGCGCGAGGCTGACCGGAGGATTCGCCCAGGCAGATCGCCACGGCCGTGGCCAGCTCCTCGTCCGGGATGCCGGCCTCGGCCGCCAGGAGGGCGATCTGCACATCCCGGATCGCGGTCATCAGTCCGGGCTCACGTGTGTGCCGTACCGCTTCGTCCAGTCCGGGTAGGGATCCGGGTCCGGGTCAGGCCCGCGGCCGGCCAAGCCGTTGCGGTCCTGGAAGCCCTGCGTGACCTGGCCACGAGCGGAGGACGACAGCTCCCGGTCACCGATCGCCACCGCGTGGATGTGGTAGGAGAAGCCCTGCGCCGGAGTGCGCACCCAGGCGAAGAAGCCTGCCTTGCGCAGCGCCAGAGCAACCGCACTGCTGGACGACGGGATATCTACGACACCGCCGCCGTCATGCGTGCCGGCAGAAGCCGAGACGCCTCGGTTGTAAGAGCCCTGCGTGAGGTAACTGAAGGTGGGGCCACCCTCCGCGCGGAGAATCGCGATGGCCCGGTCCAGCATGATCGCAGTGCGGCGGTTGACCGTCTTGCCGCCCCATGACACCCGCGTGTAGTCGTGCGTCGGCTCCGAAGCCGCACGCCAACCCGAAGGCGATGGGACGGGCGTCGGAGCGGGGGCGACCGGCGGGGTGCCGACGGGGTTGAGGCCGAGCCGGCGGGCCGTCTCGGGGCCGACCATGCCGTCAGCGTCGTCGCCGTCCCAGCCCTGGGCCTCCTGGAACGCACGCACCGCACCGCGGGTCATGTTGTAGTACCAGCCGTCGACGACACCCGGGTCGTAGCCCTTGTCCTTCAGCGCCTGCTGGACGATCTTGACGTCGTCGTTGCGGGCGTTGAAGGCGAGGTTCGCCAGGTTCACCGTCTTCGGCGACGGGGCCGGCGGCGGTGCCGGCGCCGGGGTGGGGACGCTGCCGCCCTCCACGCGCAGCCCGAGGCGGGCAACCGTTTCCAGGCCGACCATGCCGTCAGCGTCAGGACCGGTCCAGCCCTGGGCCTCCTGGAACCGCTGCACGGCCGCCTTGGTCATGTTGTAGTACCAGCCGTCGACCGGGCCCGCGTTGTACCCCTTGGCGTTCAACGCCTCCTGACGGACGCGGACGTCGTCGTTGCGGGCGTTGAAGGTCAGGTTGGAGAGGCGGACCACAGGCCGGTTGTCGGCGCCCGGTATCTCCAGGTCGCGGCCGGGGTGAATGATGTAGGGCGAGTCGATGTTGTTGGCTTCGGCGATGTCGCGCCAGTCGACCTCGAACCGCTCGCCGATTCCGTAGAGGGTGTCGCCGGGCTTGATCGTGTAGGTGGTCACGTTCTCTCCCCCTCCCGGAGGCAGCGGCGCCCCTTCGAGAAGCGAGGGGCGGAAGCCGTAGCGGAGCTCGTACATCGAGTGGAAAGCCCCGCGGGCCGTGGGGCCCATGCGAACCCGGCGGCCATCGGCGGCGGTTGCTTCGTAGTTGACGCCCAGCAGGGTGCCGCCGGTGTGGCCGATCCCATCGGCCGTGATGCCGATCATGAACGGGGCCTGGAGGTCGCGCTCCCAGCCGGCGAGCGGAAAACGGGCACCCGAGTGGAACGGGTGGGTGGTGAACCACCGCTTCGCGACACCGTCGCGGATCATCGTTGCGATGCCGGACATATAAGTCGAGCAGTCGAACGACGACCCGAACGACCCGAGCACATACGGCTTACCGACCTGGGCGCGCGCCCATGCTGCGGCCCGGTCCAGTTCTGCTTGCGTGGCCAATTCGAGCCTCCAGCTATTCAGTTGTCTTCGCGTGTCATGCCATGGAGGCGAACATCTGGGTCCACCAGTGCTGGCCGTCCGACGCCTGTACGTGGCCGACGCCCAGGTGCGTGAGGCCGGGGCTCATGATGTTGTCGCGGTGACCAGGCGAGTTCATCCACGCAGCGACCACGGCCTGCGGGGTGCGGTATCCGACAGCGATGTTCTCGGCCGCGGACCGGAAGCTGACGCCCTCCGCTCGAAGCGCTGCCGCCAGATCGCTGTGGACCAGGCCCAGGCCGTCGGACATGCGGGCGGAATGCTTCTCCGCGGCGCGGTCCAGTCGCGTATCAGCGGACAGCGGCCGGAGCCCGCCGGCCTGCCGCTCGACATTCGTGAGGCGCAGCACCTCACCCTCGAAGGACGGCGCCGGCGACGTCCCGATCCCCAGCCACTCGGTCAGCTTCTGGGCGCCCAGGCGGGACGCCTCGGCCTTCGACTCGATGGGCCGGACCTTCACGCCGGGGAACACCACGTACGTCACGCCGCTGCCGGTGCCGCCGACACGCGGGTCGCCGTTGATGCCGAGGGCGCGGGCACAGGCGTTGGACGCCTCGCCGATCCGGTACGTGGGTCCGAGGTCGCCGACGACCGCATACAAAAAGCGGTCCCGGTAAGCGACGACGCACAAATCCCCGCCGCCGATACCGTGCTGCCGGTAGTCCCAGGTCGACGACGCGAGCGGGATCACGATGAACGGCAGGTCCGCGGCGTCCAGGTGCCGGCCGTCGGACTGCTGCCAAGCGGTCTGCGGCTGGAACCACGGGTCGGTGGTGCTGTTGCAGATGGAGCCGGGCCGGCCGTCGCAGTCGATGGTCATGCCGGCGTGGAAGTAGACGGCGTCGCCCTTGCGGTACACAGACACCGGGTTGGCCATGCTGCTGTGCGAGTAGGTGCCGGATATGCGGGTGCCGCCGGTGGCCGCGGCCCGGATGCTGTCGGCCGACACCGCGCCCGAGCTCGGCGGAGGAACAGGGGGGTCCTCGCCGGTGACGGCGAAGCCCAGTCGTTCGCACACCGCGCGGTCGGCAAGCCCATCGGCGATCAGGCCCTCCGCTTCCTCGAAGGCCCTGATCGCGGCCCGGGTCATGTTGTAGTACCAGCCGTCGACGGGGCCGGGGTCGTGGCCGGCATCTGTGAGGGCCTGCTGGAGCAGGGCGACGTCGTCGTTGCGGGCGTTGAAGGTCAGGTTCGACAGGTTGATCTCGACGGGCTCAGGCTCGGGCTCAGGCTCGGGCTCGGGGGCAGGGTCGCCCTGGGTTCCGGGAATGTCGAGAACGTCTCCGGGGTGGATGACGTACGGCCCGACGATGCCGTTGGCTCGGGCGATGTGCTCCCACGGGATGCCGAAGCGCTTCCCGATCGCCCACAGGGTGTCGCCGGCGGCGACGGTGTACTGCACCGGCTCAGGAGGCAGTCCCGCGCCGTCGGGGAGCCGGAGCACCTGGCCGATGTTGATGGTGTACGGGTGGTGCAGGTTGTTCAGGCGGGCGATCTCCTGCCACTCGACACCGACCTTGAGGCCGATCTTGGTGAGGGTGTCGCCGGAGACGACGACATACGTGCCGGGGTCGGGCGGAAACTCGTCCTGGAGGTATGCCTTGTACTGACCGGTCCGGTAGGTCGTCCAGTCGTTGAACGTACCCCCGCCTGCGTTCTGGAAGATGTGCAGCGCCGACCGGCATGCGAAGTCGGGATTGCGGAGGCGGTCCTCGTCCCGGTACTGGCCGGTGCCCTTGTGGGCCCGCAGGGAGCGGATCTGGAAGAAGCCGTAGCTGTAGCCCCACGTGGAGTTGGCCAGCTCCTGGTCTCCGACGGCGTCGGCGTCGCAGAAGCCGGGCCTGCCTTCGGCCGGAGCCTCGACCATCGCGATAGCAGAAGCGATGCGGGCATCCGAGCGGGAGAAACCGACGTGGACACAGAGATCTTCTACCTGCTTTTGGGTGAAGAGGTTCACCGGCTCTCACTTTCCGAATATGGCCACAAGGGCGGAGATGACCGCCGCGACGACGGTGGGTGGAATGGCGTAGCGCCATCTTTCGAGCGTCCTGATGCGCTGTTCGTGGTCTTCGCCGCGACTCTGATTCAGTCGCACCAGCTCGTCCAGCCGGGCTTCGATACGGGCCAGTCGGGAGGCGACTTCCACCTCGTTGTTCATGGCCAACCTCCCGTTACAGCGGGAACACGATCATCACGCGGTCACGGAAGGTACTGGTCCCCGAACCGCTGGTCTTGTATTTGGCGGTGAAGGTGTTCTCGCCGGGAGTGAGGTCATTCATCATCGATACGGCTCCGCCGTGCCGCGTGAAGCCTGCCCCTCCGGAGGTGCGGAACTCGACGGCGCCTGTCGGAACGGAGCCTGTCGTGACTCTGTTTCGTCCCTCGATCTCGTACGCCATGGTTGACGCGATTCCGGGGGTATCGCTATTGGAGCCGCAGTAGAGGAAAACGATCGCCGACGGGCCTGTCTCTACGGTCACCTGCGGGCCCGGTGTGTTCAGGTCGGTGAACTGGAAGCTCTCGGTCGTTTCGGCCGCGGCCACCCGCGAAATGACCGGCTTGCGCTCAACGATCTGCGAAAGCGCCCTCGCGACCAGAAAGCTGCCCGGGGTTCTGGCTACAGCCGTTTCCGTGGCCATCAGGTTGTCACGCAGATACGTATTGAGCTGTGCGGCGGTGAGCACCTGACCGTCGACAAAGGTGGTCGGCGCGGTCCACGCCATCGCCTCCCCCTTTCAGAGCGCAAAAACCGCGATCATCCGATCCCCAAAGGTCCCGGTATCGGCGGTCACTCTGTACTTCGCGGTGAAGGTATTGGAGCCGGGAGTCAGGTCGGTGATCATGTCGAACGCGGAGAAGCGCTGCGATTGATTCGCGTTGCCTCGGTGCAGAATCGCGGTGGTGTCCAGCGCACTGCGGGACGTTGCCCCGGATATCGCGAAAGACATCATCGACCCCGAGTCCTCGACGGTGTTCCGCAACTGCGAGTAGATCAGCACAATCGCGCTGGACCCGGTCGTCACCGTGACCTCCGGCCCTGTCGTGGCCAGATCCACGTAGGAAGTGGAACTCGTGGACTCGCCGGCCGAGACGCGAGCTACCTCGGGCTTCCTCTCGGCGATCTGATTCAGGTCGCTCACCACGAAGTAAGAACCCTCGGTGGTGGCCTTGGCGGGAGCTGTCTCCAGCAGGTTGTCACGGAGGTGTGTGTTGAGTTCGGCGGCGGTGAGAACCTGCTCGGCGACCCATGTCTTCGGTGCAGTCCAAGCCATCAGAACGCCATAACCGTAATGCGGCGGTTCAGCCAGGTACCGGTGCCGCTGAATACTCGATACTTAGCCTGGAATGTGTTCGACCCGGCATTGAGCGTCGTCCAAAGGAACGCGTGGGACCCCTGGTAGTTAAGGGTTCCTTGCAGCCTGAGAGAGCGGTCGTCATTCGGGGAAATCGAAGTCGCCCCCGACACTTCATGACTCATGAAGCACGAGTTGTCCGACGTATTGTTGCTGAACTGCGCCGACACGATCACCAGCGCATGGGTGCCGGTGGTGAGCGTTACGGTCGGGCCGGACGTGGACAGGTTCGTGTACGACGTACTGGACGTCGACTGCGACGTCAGCACCTGGGCCTGATGGATCCTGCGCTCGACGATGGTGTTCGTGTCGCTGCTGGCGAAGAAACGACCACCCCCGGACGTGGCCTTCGCCGGAGCGGTCTCCAACAGGTTGTCGCGAACGTGCGTATTGAACTGGGCGGCGGTGAAGGCGGTATTTGCGACCGCCGTCATGGGCGCTGTCCAAGCCATGAGACCTCCTACAGCGGTATGACGACGATCTCGCGATTCCTGAACCGGAAAGGCCCAAGGCCACCGGTCCGATATTTCATGCGGAACGTATTCGACCCGGGATTCAGCTCGACTCGTCGCGCTACCGAATAGCGGCTGAAGTGATCCTTCTCCATCGCGTCATGAACGACCCGCCACTTGTCCGAGGCGGAGATCCTCGTCGACCCCGAGACCTCGAAGCTCGCCGAGCACTGCGTATTCGTGTTCCCCGCCATCTCGCAGGTCACGAAAACCAGCGCGCTCGCCCCGGTGACTGCCGTCACGAACGGACCAGCATTGCGGATCTCGACGTAGCTCGTCTGCTGTGTCGGGATCGAATCCTCTTCGGGTACGCGGTGCGAGACAACCTGCCTCTCAACAATCCGATTCGGAGCAGATGCCTGAAATATGGACCCCTCTTGCGTTGCGATGTTGGGAGCGCATTCGGCAAGATTGTCCCGTACTGACGCGTTGTACTCAGCGGCAGTCAGCAACTCTCCGGAAACCGCGGTGATGGGAGCAGACCAAGCCAACAGCTTCAACCTCCCTCAAATCAGAGAGGGAGAACATCAATCTCCCGGTTGTGGAAGTGGCCCGTCCCAGAACCGACCCGGTACTTCATGGTGAAGGTGTTGGATCCCGCGTTGAGCCCCGTCACCATGCGGGCGACACCCCGCCGATTGTGGTTATCGCGAGGATTGCCCGTCATGTTCGGGTTCCGGGTGACGCCGCTTGTCATGACCGCCCAGTCGTCGCTGGCGGACACCGCGGTGGCGCCGGAGACTGCGAACGAGGCCGCCATGAGGGCGTCCGTAACGGTCTGGTTCATGGCGCAAGAGATCCACACGATGGCCTTCGTGCCAGTGGTCACCGTTACCGCCGGGCCGGCCGTCGACAGGTCCGTGTAGCTGGTGCTGGTCGTGGCCTGCTGCGCCTCGATGTGGTCGCCGGCGCTCGCACGCTTCGCCAGGACGTTCGCGCCTGTCGACACCAGATAGACATCCGTAGCGTCCGCCTTCGCAGGCTCGGTCTCCAGCAGGTTGTCGCGAACGTGGGTGTTCCACTCGGCCGCCGTGATGGTCGCGTTAGCGACGGCGGTCATGGGGGTCGTCCAGGCCACGTGTCACCTCACAAAGGCAGAACGACGATTTCCCGCCGGGAGAAGGTGCCTGTGCCTGCGGACACCCGGTACTGCATGGTGAACGTCTGGCTGCCGGGGCTGAGCCCGGTGAAGCGCCGGCACACCCCGAACCGGTTGTCCTTGTCCGCGGTCACACCCGACATCAGAAGCCGGTCTGCGTCCGCCGCGTCCCGGGTCGTCGCACCGGAGATCGCCACAGCTGCCATCGCCTGCGCGTTGGTCAAGCTGTTCTTGAGCTGGCAGCCGAACCACACCACCGCGGTGGAGCCGGTGGTCACCGTCACGGCCGGCCCGGTTCCCAGGGTGACGTACGACGTCGACGTGGTTGTTGCCGCCGTCGCCAGGAACGCGGAATCGGGTGCGCGCTCCGCGATGGCCTTCGTCGTACTCGTGACATACAACCGGTTTGCGGCGGTGGCCTTGCCGGGCATCGTCTCCAGCAGGTTGTCCCGGACGTGCTGGTTGAATTGGGCCGCCGTCCAGGGTTGCCCGATCACAGCCGTCATGGGGGCGGTCCATGCCATGAGGACTCACCCCTCACATGGGCACGACGACGATGTTCCGATTCTGGAACGTGCCGGTGTTCGCAGACACCCGGTACTTCATCGTGAACGTATTGGAACCTGCCGTAAGACCGGTCTGCATGCTGGCCACCGTCCAGCGGTGGCGCCTGCTCCCGGACGACTCAAGGAACGATCCGAAGGAGTCGGCGGCGGCGACCGTAGTACTACCGGACACCGCGTACGAATACAGGGCATCGCTGCCTGCCGCGTCGTTCTGTGCGTCCGCACTGATAAACACAAGCGCCCTGGTGCCGGTGGTCACGGTCACCGCCGGGCCGGCCGTCGACAGGTCCGTGTAGCTGGTGCTGGTCGTGGACTCGCTCGTCGCCACCGTCGCCGTCGTGGGCACCCGCTCCGCGATGGCGTTCGCCCCGGTAGCGAAGAACATCCCGCCGTCGGTCGTCGCCTTCGCCGGCGCGGTCTCCAGCAGATTGTCGCGAACGTGCGTATTGAACTGGGCGGCAGTGAAGACGTCGTTTGCGACCGCCGTCATGGGGGACGTCCAAGCCATCGGGTCACCCCTCCATGTGCTCTGCGGTCTCCGCCTCCAGGTCGGCTACGGACTGCCCGTGCGGGCAGCCCGCACGCAGGGCCAGCTCGTGCCCGGCCGGGAACCAGTTCCGATTCCTCGGCGCCGGCCGCTTCAGCAGAACCTGGTAGATCTCGTCGGCGTTACTCGGCCACTCCACCTCGCTGATGAGCTTGCACTCCGGGCAAGGGAACGACGCCTGAGCCGGCTTGAGCCGCAGGGCGCACCCGCAGTTGCCGGGACAATCGGCGATCCAGTTGCCCCAGTACATACGTGCCCGAGCCCTGCCTGTGATCAAATGCATGCGGGTTCCTCCCTGATTGAGGACATGGAAAGACCCCGGCCCCCGCCTTCTGATCAGGCAGGGGCGCCGGGATCCTTGGGCCGAGGCCCTCTAGTAGCCCAGTCCGTCTACGTCCAGCTGCGAGGAGCCCAGCTTGAACACGGTCTCCGCGAGCTGGAAGCCGTCGCCGGGCTCGAAATAGCCATCGTCGAACCCCTGGCCGTCGACATCGAACATGAAGGCCGGCGGCGGCTCCGTCTCATCCTCCGTTGCCTTGAACACCTGCTCGCGGGCCCGCTCACAACCGAGAACCACGCTGTGGTCATAGCCGACTTGGGCGATCTCGTGAGAGATCTGCTCAATGAAGAAGTCGTGGTCCATGAACGACTGGAGCATCTCCACAATGTGGATGCGGTCAGACAGGCGCCTTTGAAGGATGTGCGCCATCCGCTGGGCGTTTCCGTTGGTGATCCTGATCTGGACGACCGGAAGCCGCTGTGAGCGGTTCCCAATGATCAGTTCGGAGATCGCCTCAGCGTCGTTCACCGTCACCCACGGCGCCTCCTCCTGGAGCGACTTCACGCCGTGCTGCGCCTGAGAGTCGGTGTCGGCCCTGCGCACCTGCTGCTCCAGGTGGACCGTCACCGGAGAAGCCCGGAGAGCCATCCCCTGGATAACCGTCGGTACACCCGAGTCAGACTTGACGATGATCTTCGTGGACTGGCCCGATGTACGGGACAGAGTGACCTCACCGACAGAACCAGATTCGATCACGAAATCAGGCTCGACCTCGTAACCGTCCACGTTGAACGCCTGCCCCACCGGAACCTGCGCGTTGAGGAAGGGATCCGATGGCTTGACGATGAACTCCCGAGTCCCTCCCGGCTCGATCACGAAGCGGTCCTGCGTCGACCAGACCCGCTGCTCCACATCCGGGCGGCGTTCCGTCACGTCGATGACCACGTCGTTGATCAGGTCGCGCCATCCGATGTCGTAGTTCAGCGGCGGCGAGAACATCGGCTCTTCGTGGCCGTCCCTGATCGTCGCCTGGATGGCCGTGGACTCGGCCCGCGTCATCCTGTGGTGCCGGTCCCGAAACACGAGGTTCCCGGACGTGTCCACGTACGCGATAGCCGGCGGGCCTTCGGAGTCCACGATCTTCGCGAGGGCCTCCAGCCCGGTCGTGCCCTCTTCCCACCACCACTGGATGGTCGTGGCTCCCGGGTCGATGTCGCGTAGCGACGAGGGCCAGCCGATCTCGTCCAGGAGGGCATTGACCGCGGCTCCCGTGCGCAGCGAGGAGTAGAGCTGGGTGGACATCTCGGCGTCCGCGAGGACACCCAGGAGGTCCAGGGCACCGAGCTCGACGCTGCGGCTGTCCGGGTTCGGGGACAGGTCGTAGCTGTCCAGGTAGCCGCGGAACAGGTTGTAGATCCGGTTCCCGTGCTCCGCGCGGATCAGTACCGGCCGGCCGGGGCCAAGGAAGCTCGCCAGCAGCGACCCGGGATTGTCCGGAGAGTAGTCGCCCGACTCGTTGTCCAAGACCATGCGGGTTTCCCCGGGCTTGATGGCCGCGAGGGAGCGCGCGGTGTCCCGGCCTGCCGAGAAGGCGAGCGCCTGCCGCAGACCGAGCACGCGGTGCGATACGTCCTCTCCGGGGCCGAGAACCTGGAACAGGTCCGCCCAGACAGGGGCGGAGGCGGGGTTGTCCTCGTCGGTCGTCAGCTCCAGGACGTGGTCCGTGGAGGTGGCGGCGAAGCTGAACGACAGCCGCTCCCAGGCGTCATTCGTTGAGGAGGCGGCGGACGTGCCGATGCCGCGAACGCCCACGCGGACCGCGGGGCTGCCGGTGGGCACGAACACCCACGCCACCAGTTCGTAGACGCGCCCCACGAACAAACCGGTGAAGGGCCGCTCGATGCCGGGTGACTGGAAGGCGGGCTCGGCCGGGTCGGGGGCCGTCTGGTCCTTGAACGCGGCGAACCGCCCGTCGTCGAAGCCCTGCCCGGCCTGGTCGAACTTGATCGGCAGTTCCGGGGGGTCGAACTGGTCCCCGCCGAAGCCGCCCTGGTCGAAGCCGGAGCCGGCCACACCGAACTGGAACGGGTTGAAGGTTCGGAAGTCGATGCGCAGCGACTTGTTCCCGGACTTCGCCCGGGTGTCGGAGACCGTCAGCGTCGGCGCGATGCTCCCGAAGCCGATCCACCCTTCGGTTGTCGCCTCGAACTCCCCGAGCTGGAGCCCTCCGTCGTTGTCCCAGTCGATGAAGATCTGGTAGGAGGCGGTCCGGGGGAACTCGACCAGCCCCGCGGTCGCATCGTTGGCGGTAGCGGCGACAGCCCCAGGCTCAGCGGGCGCCTCGACGGTCTCCGTGACGACCAGGGCGTCGTTCGCCGTGGCGGTAGCCGTAGCGGCGGTGGCCTTTGCCCCGACGCCTGCACGGGGCGCGTTGCCCGTCGCTGTGACCGCGGCGTGCCCGGCGTTGATCTGCGACGTCAGGATGTAGGTGACAACGATGTTGTTGGTTTCGGTATCACTCGCGGTGATACCGATCCCGGACTGGCTGCCGCGGGCATCGTGGTCCAGGTCGTTGTTGTCCTTGTACAGCCCGTGGGAGTAGCGAACGGTGCCGCCGGAGAAGACACCGACGTCTTCGACCTCTGTGACACCGGACACAGCCGTGGTGTACGTGATGATAGAGCTCGTCGACCGGCAGGCCCGAAGGTACAGCTTCCGGCCACGGCCGACGTTGTTGTTGGTGATCGTCGGAGTACTGAACGGCTCAGACTGGTCTGTGGCATCCGAGGCAACGGCCCGGCTCGCCGCATAGGTGGGGCTTACCGCATCGGCCCCGGCCCACGCCTGAATACTCAAAACCAGGGGCGCTGAAGCGCCCACCGAAACCGAGTAACTCGACGGCTCCGAAGATGTCGCCTTCTTCCAGGCCATCTGGAGCCTGAAAACCCCGGTCAGCTCGTCTACAAACTCTGTAAACCCGGACGGGAAGGTAGCATCCTGATCATTAGCCTGGAAGGTCGCGATCAGGATGTTACCTTCCTGTACTCCGGTCGGCCTGTCAGCGCTAACCGATGTACTAGCCGGCTCAACCCCGCTGGTGGAGCTTCCTACCTGGGTGATGCTCATCAGGAAGCTCCCTTCGCCTCATCGCGGCAAGCGGTTCTTACGCTTGAGGTTCTGCATCGCACCAGCGAGCATGTCCTCGAACTCGGCAGCCGATTTCGTGTACACATTTCCGTGGATGTGGATGTGCACCTCCTTGCCCGTTTCACCAACGGGTTCCGGCTTGCCGGTGCCGTTGTAGGCCAGGGTGTAGCCCGGCTCCAGCATGCCCCCGCTGTCGAACGAGATCGGACGGAACTGGTCGATGTCCGCCGGATCGACCGGCGTGCCAGGCCCGCGCATCTGCTCGATCAGCGCCAGCAACTGGCCGGTCGGCTTCTCGCCGCTGGCCAGACCAGCGAACGAGAGCCCGCCGGCGAAGTTGTCCGGGCCGCCGTTGGCCAAGCCGTTGCCGCCGGCGAAGAACGACGCCACCTGGGCCTGGGCCGCAGGGGATGCCGTCGGGTCGCCGATCGCGACCGCATGGATGTGCGGGGCGAACGAGGGGGAGCCCCACGCCGCACCGCGGTTCCATGCAGCGAACCCGACCGCCCGCAGCGCGGCGACGTTGGTGTTGTTCGCCGGGACCAGGTCCACGACACCGCCGCCGGCATGCGTGCCGGCCGACGCCGCAACGCTGGTGCTCCACGAGCCCTGCGTCGCGCTGAAACTGGCGCCGAGCGCGAGAGCCATGTTCAGCATCTGCGCCGTACGCTGGTTCACCGCCACGCCGCCCCAGCTGGTCCGGACATCGGAGACGCCCGGAACCCACGGAGGGCCCGTGCCGATGAACACCCGGTTCAGCTCGTCGTCGAGCTCGATGTACTGCTTCATCCAGTCGACCGGTCGAAGGACGTCTCCGAGAGCGGCCAGGCGCCGGAAGGCGGAGCCGCCCAAGGCGTTCCGGGCCGCGGCGTCGATGTTCTCCAGGACCGGAATGACGTCGTCGCCGAGCCAGCCCCGGACCAGCGGGGTGCTGACCGGGACGCCGGCCGGACTGCTGCCCGAGACCGCGCCGGCGTTCGTGAGCCAGCCGCCGAGCGCGAGGCCCGGCAGATGCCCGCCACGAGCACGGGCACGAAGCGCCTCGACTGCATGGTGGCCACCCGCCGCGGCAACCTCCCTGGCGCTCCACACATGCTCCCCTCGGGAGAGAAGAGCGAGGTTGGAGTCAGAGGTGCGTGTGCCGCGCCCGGCGACCCGGCCACCCGTGGCGAGGGTGGACACGGCCGGGAGCGTGCGCCCACCGCCGTCGAAGATGACCGCGGCGACCTCGTTCCACAGCCGGCGGATGCCGTTGCCGTAGCTGTTGCTGATGATCCAGTTGACCGGCCCGCGGGTGGCCTCCTGCATGCCGGCCCAAGAGCCCTGGACGGACTCCAGCATGCCGGCGAAGGCCGCCGAGACAGCCGCCTGCATCTGCGCAGCCCACGTCGGCATCTGCACCGTCATGTGATCCATGGCCGGCACGAACACCCCGGTGCGCATCAGCTCCCACTGGGCCAGGCTGTCGGCGCCCATCTGGGTCCACTTGGTGAAGTTGGCCAGACGCATGGCCTCCAGGTGGAGAGGCATCTGCACGGTCATCTCATCGCGGAACGGGAAGAAGACGGATGCCTTCATCCCCTCCCAGGACGTGATCTGCTGCGCCGACATCGCGGCCCAGGTCTCGGCCGTGCGTGCACGCATCGCCTCGTGCCACTGCGGCACAAGGTCTTCGACGTGCTTCTGGATCTCCGGGAACATCGCGAGGAGATCCTCGATACTGCCCGAACCCCCAGCCGCCGCACCTCCCCCGACGCGCGTGCTGCCAAGAGCCCTTCGGGTATCGACGGCGGACATCACCGTCTCCCCGCCCCGGAAGTTCACCATCTCGGGACCGTTCTCACCCACGAGATGCGGCCCCCTGGTCGCACCCGGAGTCCCGTTGGCGTACGGAGAACCGGGCACCTGGCCGCCGTACCGCGACCTGATGTAGCGGGCAGCCGCGGTCATGTTGGCGAGGGGATCCAAGATGTTATTAGACAGGGAAGGGTCCCGATAGGCGGCGAACGTCGGCGGAATCACCTGCATCAAGCCCTGGGACGGGACGCCGTTGCGGGCGTTGATGTCCCAGTTGTTGATCGCGTTCGGGTTACCGCCGGACTCCGCAGCCATCAGGGCGAGGAACCGGGGAAGCTGGCCAGGGGCGAGGCCGGCCCTAGCGAGGGCCTGGGCCGCGAGGCCAGACCACGCCGAGACGGAGCCGGGATTCCCCGCGACCGCCATCGACTCGAACTCGGCCTTGGCCTCGGAGTCCCGCCGAATCAGATCGTCGATCATGGCGTTGAGGATCTTCTTGGTGCCCGCGACGAGGATCTTCCCGAAGTTGCCGGCCATGCTGAAGCCGTCGAGCAGACGGGTCGCAAAGCTGAACGCGGCACGAATCGCCGCTTCCCCAAGGAATCCCAACACGTTCGTGACGAACCCGCTGATCGGCCCTTCCGGCGCTTCGGGACTGCCGATACCGGCAACGCCACCGAAGCTGGGGCTGCGCTCCCTGCGGTTGGGGTCGCTGCTGAAGAACGCCCCCTGGCCGATGTTCGGCCGCGGGGTGTCGTCGTCGCCCGTGACGACACCGCCGCCCTGAAGGAAGGCCCAGCCGACGTCGCCGCCGACCCGCTGCCACGCCTCGATGCCGGCGATCCCGCCGACGGCGTAGCCCGGGTAGGCCACGTTCTTACCGGCCCGGCCCCTGGAGAAGTGCCGGTTCGCCCAGTGGACGAAGTTCGGCCCCAGGCCGCGGACCGCTTCCGGCACGAGGACGCCCTCGCCGCGGCTGAGCATGGCCGGAACGGTGTCCCGACCGGGCGAATACCCAGGGAGGACACCGCCCCTGCGGTGCATTGCGACGGTGCCGCCCTTGGCGAACCCGGGGGCCTCCCCAACGATTCCGCCGTACGCGAAGTTGATGCTGACGGTGGGGATCGTCGGAATGTTGAGCGAATCGAGCCCGACAGCGCCCGTGATCCTGTTCCAAGCACCGATGATCCGGTTGATGATCCCGATGATGCCGTTGATGGCGCCCTCGATGACCTCACCGATGCTGCGCCAGACCGACTCGGCCGTGGACCGGATGCTTTTCCAGACAGCTTCGATGGCGGACATGAACCCGTCTTTGAAGCCGTCCCAGATCGATTGCAGCGTGTTGGTGAAGGTTTCCCACGCCGCGGTGAGGAAGTTCCACACCGTCTCTGCTGCGGTCTGGATCCCGGTCCAGACGAGGTCCCATGCCGCTCGAAGGGCAGCGGAGACCGTGTTCCAAATGGTCAGCAGCGTGTTGATGAAGACGTTCCACGCCGCCTGAAGGATGGTCCAGATCCCCTGTGCGGCCGTACTTATGACGTTCCAGACGAAGTTCCAGGCCGTGACAAGGGCCGTGGAAACCACATTCCAGATCGTGAGGAGCGTGTTGATGAAGATGTTCCAGGCCGCCTGGAGGACGGTCCAGATCGCTTGTGCAGCTACTCGGATGCCGTTCCAAACCGCGTTCCAGGCCGCCGCAAGAGCGGTTGAAACCGCGTTCCAGATCGTGAGGAGCGTGTTGATGAAGACGTTCCACGCCGCCTGGAGGACGGTCCAGACGACCTGGGCGGCCACCCGCATGAGGTTCCAGACCACGTTCCATGCAGCGACCAGGGCGCCTGAGACGGTCTGCCAAACGATGACGAAGAACGTCACCATCGCGCGGAATCCGAACTGAAGGGCGCTCCAGATGAAGTCCGCTACGGCCTTCACGGTGTTCCATACCGCGCTCCACACGGTCTGGAAGAAGCGTGTCTGGGTGGCGACCCAGATGATGCCCGCGACCAGTGTGGCAATCAGGGAGACGATCAAGATGATGGGATTCGCGCGCATGGCGATGTTCAGGAGCCACTGCGCTGCTGCCCACACCTTGGTCGCTGCCGCGATGATCAGCATGCGGGCCTGCATGACGAGGAGCTGCACGCTCAGCGCCATTGTCGAGGCGCCGAGCAGCCTTGTGCTTCCGGTCAGGAGGATCTGCGCGAGGCTGTAGGCGAAGACCGCGGCCCGCGCCAAGCCCATCACGCCGATGAACAGACCCTTGACGACGATCAGTCCCAGCAGGGCGGTCTTCCATGCCGTATAGGACAGGATGATCGCCTGAAGGACGGGGATCGGCGTGGACGCGATGATCCGCAAGAGCGCCGTCGACAGCCCGAGCGCCAGCGGTCCGAGCTCCCTGATCGCCTGGAGGAGCTGCGAGAGCCCGTCCCTCAAGGCCCGCAGGAACTCGCGGACCTGAGGCGCGTCCTGCCGCACCCGCTCGATGAAGCGAAGGAACCCGCCGTCCTGAGCCCAGGCCGCCATGGCCGCAGCGCCACGCATGATGCTGTTCGCCATGCTCGCGCCAAGAGGAGCGAATGCGCGGAAACCCGCGCCGAGCACGGTCATCACCGACCGGCCTGCACGAAGAAGAGCGTCCAGCGCGGGAACCCCTCTATCGAGGAGCACCTGAATGAACCGGTCCATACCGGAGCCGGTGGCCCACTTCTGAAATGCCTGACTCACCCGCTGAACCGCTGGGAAAATCGCGTCCACAACCGGCTTCATCTTGCCGATCGCCCCAGCCACACCGGTCAGGGTCTGGCTGGCCACCGTCAACGTTTTGTCCTGCGTGGCAACAATGAACTTGTTCCAAGCAGTAGTTGTCAGGTCAAGGCTCTTCAGAAACGCGTTCTGAGAGGGAGTCATCCTCTTCAAGGACGCGTTGTACTCGTTCTGCGCCTCGGTGACAGCAGCCTGCGCTTCCTTGATCCGATCAAGCTGGTTCTTGTACGCCTGGCTACCGGGCTTGAGGCCGGCGAGTGCCGCCTTCTCCTTGTCCAGGGCTGCCTTTGCCTTATCGACCTCGCCGCGCAGGGCTCCGGTAGAATCCCGCATCTCGATAGTGCGCTTGATCGCGCCAGTCATGGCGCCGGCGAAAATGCCACCAACCGAACCCGCCGCTACGCCCATCGCGGTGATCGAGGCCACCGAAGACGTCGCAGCGCGAGTAAGAGTCAGCAGCGCCGGGGCGGTGGCCACCGCGACTCCGCGGAGAGCGCCGATTCCGATCGTGGAGACGCCCTGAGTGATGTTGGAGACGCGGATGATCTGAGAGTTGAGCGACCGGATGTCGCGCTGCGCCTGCCGGACGCCGCGGCCATTGTAGGCACTGACGATATTGAAGCCGAGATTCGTAACCGGCACCCCAGCCGCCCCCTTCCTCAGTCGTGGTGCTTGCCGACCTCATGGGGTCGAGGGAAGTGCTTGGGCTGGGGAACCGGGTTCTTGGCGCCCTTTTTCTGGCTGGTCAGCTGAGCACCGATGAGGTAGGTGATGGCCTGTAGCTGCTCATGAATATTGGCGAGAGCTTCGTCGCTGTAGCGCCGATCGATCGGACCGTAGGCTCTTTCGAAACCGCGCCACTGCGTGTATTCAGCCGAGGACATCGCGTCCAGCATGTCTTCAACGCTGGGGTATCCCAGAGCGAGCGCTAGCCTTCGCTGGAATCCTCGCTCTGGATTTCGTCGAAATCCTCCGCGGCGGCCTCAACCTCAGCTTCGCTGATACCGGACAGCTGGCATGCGGCCACCCATACACGCGTCAAAGCGATCGAGGAGGTACCGCCCAGCTCCAGAATGTCATCGTCGGAGAACATCCGCTTACCGGTCTCGTCGACGATGCTCATCGCCACGAGCCGGGCCCGAGAATTGACGAGGTTCGGGACCATCGCACCAGTTTTCCGGTCCAGGCGGGCGAGGGAAGCCTCGTACCTGTCGCGCTCGGCTCCGGTAAGGCACCGGATCGTCACCTCGCCACCCCACTCGGGGACCTCGATGACCTTGGTGGGAAGAGTCTTCCCGTTTTTGAGAAGTTCTTCCTTGCTGAGAAGCGCCATGGGTTCGTACTCCTGTATTGAGTTGTCACGGGTCCACACGGGTTGAAAAGAGGGACGGCCGGAGAGGAACCCGCGAAACCCTCCGGCCGCCCCAGTCACAGGGGCCTTATGCGGCCCTCGGCAGCGATTCGACGAGCGGAACGCTCAAGCACGTCCTCAAGGGACTGCTCGATCAGATGCTCGCCGTCTTCGAACGTGCCCCTGAACCAGCCATGCACATGAGGTCGCTGCTGCACCCAGACTTCGCGATTCCCGAATACCGGATGGCGCCAGCCCTTCGGACTGTCAAGACCCCACGGGATAATGGCCTCGTCTCTTTCAGCCATCGTGGTTTGCACGTGGGCGCCTTCGGGGACGTCGACGACACGCACTCCGGCGGCGACACGCCTGCGCAGGCCCGTGTGCCTTCCGGAAGAGCCGGCGATCGGCAGGCTCCGGACCTTGTTCTGAGCGACCCGCGCCAAACGGCGAGCTTCTCGCCGTACGACCTGGCGGGACTGGCGGGGAATCGCAACGTCCTCTTGACCGAGCGCTGCACTGACGCGCTGGACCTCCGGACCGGGAACGACAAGGAACGTCATGTCCCGGCCACGGCGGCGGATGATCGCAGGCATTACGACGTAGCGCGGGTGAACGTTCCTCGCTGAACCGGGAAGGTCACCTCGGTCTCCGACAGGTCGCCCACAGACCCGGCGAGCGGCGTGTACTCCAGGAGGATGCACGTACCGCTGTACTCGGGGTTGGTCGCGGATATCGCTGCGTCGACGGGTCGGACGGCGACGGTGAACTCGGTGGCGTTGTTCCACAGCGGGAACAGCGTGGCGTCGACCTCGTTGGCGTCGAAGTCCTGCTGGAAGTTGATGGTGAACGAGTTGTCCTGGAGACCGGCCTTACGCTCCCGGCCAGCGCCGTCGAAGGACGTGGTGTCCACTTCGTCCTTCGACGCAGTGATCTCCACCGAGGAGGCGTGGTTGGTGAAGTCCACACCGTCCACAACAATCTTGCAGTTCGTCAGAATCTGCTTTCCGGCCATTGGTTAGGCCCCCTTCTTCCTAAAAGCGGCCCTTTCATTGGCCGATATGAATGCAGGCTTTGCGGATTCGGCCTTCGGGGGTTCTGGATCGACCGGCTTCGGCGCTTCGGCCTCCGCCTCTTCCTTGGCCTTCTCGGCAAGCTCAGCCAGATAGGCGGGAGACTTATTGGCAAGGCGGTTCCTGCGCCGTTGCTCTTCCAGGGCGGCCAGTTCTTCAGGGGTACGACTCGGGGCCTTGTTGGCCTCGCGGTTCTTGCGGCGCTGTTCCTCGCGGGCGGCCTGGACTTCAGGCGAGACAACACGCGGCTGCTTACGCCGCCCCATTACTCAACCCACCCGGCATGAACGATGGCGACCGTCACGCCAGCAATAGCGCTGACGGTGATGGTGCAGCGACCGGTTCCGTCGTCATAATCCGAATGCAGCGGAATCCACAGCTCTCCCGTATTCGCGGCAAGCGTGTACTCGACGTCCGGGTCCTTTTCGGTGTACGGGGTATTCCCCGTGGGCACATCGATGGTGACGGTCCGCGTGGAGGCGTCGGTGTTCTTGTATACGGCGAACTTGTTCTTCCCGACTTCCGCCGTGTCGGAGAGCGCAGCCGACTCGAAAGTAGGAGCGGTCCCGGCATACACAATGTTGTTAGTTGTGAGAGCGGCCATTACCGTCCCCTTCTTGGTCTGCTTTCGGGCATGAAAAAAGCCCCCGCGTCAGCGAGGGCTGGGGGAGTTCTTTGGTTACGCGCTGCCGTCCGTCACTACGATGAGCTTCAGGGCCGCGCCGATGAATTGCAGATTGGCGACCTTGTACTGAGCGCCGTAGCCCATCATCTTCGAGATATGGGCATCCGTGGACGTGAGCCCCAAAGTCCGATTCTGGAACACGACCTGCCGAATGCTGCTGGCTCCAGCACCGGTGATGTATCCGTCCACGCGGTCCTGAGCGCTGTCCCACTCGACCATGGGCACGAACACAAAGAGATTGAACTCGTACTCATCCAAGCCGCGACCGAAAGACTTGGCGAAATCAGTCCCAGAGGGTTCGCAGAGCACCGAATCCCCGTTCACCTGCTCCGGCATCTTGTGATAGACCGTGAGAGCGCTGACATTGGCCTCGATCGTGGTCTTGATCCCACTACGGATCTGCGAGAGCGACGCCATTACGCCACCCTCGCGCCGCGGCAGAACGGTCGGAGTTTCCGCTGCACCATGGCGTTGTGCCGGACCCGGACGCCCCCGAACTCCCCGAAACCCGCCACGCCGAGAGGGGCGCCGGCCAGCTTGAACGTTTCTGCGGCCAGGATGAGGCAGGACTGCTTCACAGGCGCCGGCACCGCGGCCCAGCCCCAGCGGGCCTCCACTTGGAGGGTGGCGCGATGGCCGTCGGGGAAGAGCTCGCTTTCCACGGCCTTGATGCGCCAGTAGGGCCAGCCGGGTACGCCGTCCCGGATCCCGTTCAAGGGCTCCAGCTCGTAGTCGGTAGAGGCCCAGGTGGTCTCATAGACCCCGTCGTCATCGGTGTCGGTCTTGATGACGAGGCCGGTGGTCGTGTGGAAGTCGTCGACGATCGCCGTTCGGCTGTTCAGTGGGCGGAAGACCCGCGCCGACGTCGTTACGGCGTCGTTGAACTGCCTGCCGCAATGCTTCTCGATCTCGCGCGTCGAGCTGCTGAGAGCGTCGTCGAGCTGCTCGTCATGATCACTATTGGTGATCTTGAGGTAGCTCTTGAGCTGGGCACGGGTCGCGTAGGGATCACCGAGGGCCAAACGAACGCACCTCCTTCGCTACGTCTCCCGGTTCCAGTACGGGGAGCGACTGAGCTTGCTGATCTTCAAACCTCGGCGAGGCGTCGACACATGCGCCGTCACGGCCTGGACCAAGACCGCGCCAGCATTGACACGACGCGCCGTACTCGACTCGCCAACAACCCCAGCGGCACCGACAGACACCAACCCAGCACCAGGACGCGCACCGACCTCAACCAAGGCGTCAAACGCCGCGGCCACCGACACCACATGCCCCGCCGGCGGAACCGCACCGATGAGCACCGTCGCATCATTCGCCCCGGCCAACACCGAAACAGAACCAACAGCCACCGCCATCGACGCCGCCACGGAAGCGGCCCCGACCGCAGCCGAAACCTCCCCCGCCCCGGCGCCCTGGCCCACAACAGCGCCCTCGACAAGCGACGACACCACGGCAGCCCCAGCCGGCGCCTCCGTACCGACCGACACCGAAGCATCGAACGCCGCCGACACAGCCGCGGCATGACCCGCCGGAACCGTGAGCGCAGTCGACGGGCCCTCGGCCGACGCCCCTGCCGCGGCAAGACCCGCGGGAGCATCAGTCTCCGCAACCGTCGACGCCGTCGCATCATTCGCGACAACGGAAACCGACCCAACCCCCGCAGAAGCCGTCAAGGCAGTCGACGGATCCCCGGCACCAGCAGCGACCCCGACTCCCCCGGACACCGTCGCCACACCAGCCACGGCATCGCCCGCGGCACCCGCACCCGCGGCCAGACCTGCACCCGCAGCAGCAGACACCGCCGCATCACCAGCAGAAGCAGAAACCGGCACCCCGCCGGCCAAGGATCCAGCCCCAGAGACAGACCCCTCAGCCGACACCGCCACCGAAGCGTGCCCAGCAGGTGGCGACGCGGCAAGATCGGCTGTCGCGTCGTTCGCCGCAACCGGCACCGCAGCCAAACCGGCTGAAGCAGCAACCGCCACCGCAGCATCGTTCGCCGTAACCGAACCCGCCCCAAGACCCGCAGGGGCGCTCGTAGCCGACTCGGACGACACCGTCGCATCGTTCGCAACGCCCTGCGCCGCCGCGCCCCCAGCGGCGACAGAAACCGCCGCCAGGCCGTCGTTCACAGCGACCGCCGCGGAAACATGGCCGGCCGAGGGCAACGAGGCCAACGACGGGGTCGCATCGTTCGCCGTAACCGAACCCGCGGCAGCATCAGCCCCAGCAGCTACCGCCGCCCGGACGTCACCCACAACCGCCGACACCGCAGCGATACCGGCCTCGCCCAGCGTGTCATCCGCATCAACCACAGCATCGGACACCGACCCGGACACGGCAGCATGACCAGCCTGCGGCGCCACCGCCACGACAGCCTCGGAAGCCGACGCCGACACCGCCACCGCGCCGGCCTCGCCCAACGTGTCGTCCGCATCAACCGCAGCATCGACGACCGAAGCAACCGCGGATGCCGCCCCCGCCGCGACCCCCAACGACACCGAAGCATCGTTGGCTGCCGCAGTACCCGCAACCGCCCCAGCGGAAGCACTGGACTCCACGGCAACCGCAGCATCATTGACCGCCACCGCGCCCGCAGCCGGCCCAGGCGCTGCCCCGAGCCCCGCCACGCCATCGGCCACCGCAGCGGCAGCCGCCGCAGCCCCAACCCCTGAACCGACCGCTACCGAGCCATCGCCGGCCGCGGCACCCACCGAAGCGACACCCGGCAACGCCCCAAGCGACAAAACCCCGTCGCCAGCGACAACGGCCGCCTGCACGGCCGGCGCCTCGCCGATCGTGTCGTCCGCGTCCACCAGAGCGCCAAGCGCAGAACCGGCAACAGCAGCATGACCAGCCGACGCCGCAACCGCGACACCAGGACCGGCGGCAACCGCCGCCACCGCCGCAACGCCAGCAGGCCCGGAATCGCTCACCGACACCGACGCGTCGTTTACAGCAACCGAAACCGTGGCCGCGCCACACGAAGCGCCAAGCGCACCCACAGCAGGGAACGCGCTCGCGTTGGCAGGCGCGTGTCCGGCCGGCGGGCTCGCGGCCAACGCCGTCGTCGCGCTGTTCGCCACGGCGACCGCCGACGAAGCACCCGCGGCCGTACCGACAGCCGGCCTGGGGGCGTTCGCCGTACCCGTGGCTGCCGAATGCCCCGCAGCAGCCTCCGTCGCAGCAGACTCGCGCACCTCAGCGATCCACCACGTAGCAGCGAACCGGTCATTCGGCGACGACGAGATCGTCTTACTGACCGAGCCAGAATGCGTACTCGCCGAACGGTAAACGGCTGCCGCCTCGCCAGTTCCGGTACCGGAAGTGACGTCGGCGACCTCTGTGTCACCGTGCGACTGAGACCAGGACGAGGAAGAAGCCGATCCTTCGCCCGCCGCACCGTAGATGGCGTAGCCGCCAGCGAAAGTGATGGAAGACGTTGTGTAGGGGCTGGCGTTGTCCGTCGCGGTTGAGCTGACGGTGAAGTTGTGCAGCGTGATATCGCTGACGCTGGACACGACCTTCATCGCGGTACGCGCATGCGTCGAGTTACCGCCAGTCCACGAGAACGTGAGCGGGGTACTTTCACCCCCGGTCATGATCTTCGTGAAGATGGCGTGCTGCTGGCCGGCCTCGGGGCCGCCGGTGTTGTACTGGGCCGTCCACCCCGAGGGCGCCGATATCGTACGGCCGGAGTCGCCCAGGACGATGTGGACGACCAGCAGGTCCCCGCTCGCGAACGACGGGCTGATACCGAAACTGCTTCCAGCGGTGGCGCTGGCCCCACTACCCGCATCCGAGAACGTGATCGCCATGCCCACCCCTCCGCGCTACCGGCCTAGCCGCCCTCCAGGTACTCGGCGGCGGCACGGAGACGGGCAGGGTCGACGATTACACGGTGATCCGGAACAATCCGTTACTATGCCAGACAACTGTGAATGTCCCTGAGGTAACGGATTGTGCCCCGCCAAAATAATGGTACGAAATACCCTGATCAGCTACTGTGCCGCCAGTGATGTCGTCGTCGTACACCAGGCAGCCATGCACATCCGACAGCGTGGTCGAAGCGCCGCCTTGCGGCGTATCGGTAGCGTCGAACTGCACCACACCAGACCCCTGATCGGTAATGGCTCCGCCGGTCACCGGCTCACCGCCCGCGTCCCAGTTCGTACCATCATCGACTTCGTTCGCCACCAGCCAGGTACCGGTGTTATAGCCCGTATCTCCAACCGCCGCATCCCTATCCGGGGTTACAGAATTGTTGAAGAGTGCCGCCTTCAGGTTGTCTGCCTGAAGGTTTCCGTAGCCCGTCGGCGCCGTTGCGTCGGGATCCTTCAGAGAGTTGATGCGGATGAACTCAAGGAACATCCGACTGTCAGTCCAGGCCATTTAGTTCGCACCTCCTCCAGCGGTTGCACAGGGTGCGAACACCGCCACGTCATTTCCATCGTCCCGGGTCGTCTCAACCCGCATAATCGGCCGGCTCTCGCCATCAACCGTGACGAGCTCCTTGCCGACGTAGTCCTCGCGCTCCACAGCCTCGACCTTGCACTTCGTGCCGGCCGGGACCATGGGAGCCGCAAGACCCTTCAAGCCGCGGCACGGATGAAACCGCGTATGCGGCTTCGCCTCGTGCGTCACCTGCTTCAGCTCGCAGTTCGGGCACTCCCACCGCTGCTCAGGGCGCAGGATCGGCACGCCGGTCTTCACCATCGCGTTGAAAGCGCCAACGCCAGCACCTGCCGCACTCATGAGAAGTGCGCTCCTACCGAGTAGGTGATGCTGTCCGCATCAGCGTGCGTGCAGGTGATCCGGATTACCGGGGGAAGGAAGTCATTGGCGACCTCGTTGGCCGCCGCGGTAAGCCCAGGGCCGATCTTCAGCGTGCTCGTCGCCACACCAGTCACGGCAGCGTCCTCCAGGAGCAGCCACACCTTGCCCGATGTGCGGTCCACGCCCTCGATCTTCATCGTGACCGACGGCGTATCCGCCGCCGCGGTGGCGTCCAGGACGAAGACGCCGAACTTCGCGCCGGCCGGGACCTCCAGCTCCTCCGTGTCGGGAGTCGCTGTGCGCGCGGCCGACGCAAGCACCGTGTGCGAGCGGCCGACGGCCTGCCTGATGTTGTTGGCCATCGGTCACTCACCCTTCGACGTTCGCGCTGCGGAAACCGCTGCGACCCTTGTTCTCCGCCGGGACTCGCGCCTTGGTTGCCGGAGGCCGGCCGGGCTTACGTCGCGGCGGAGCGGCGGGCGCCTCGGCTTCGGCCTTGACCGCGCCGAGGCGCTCCGCCTCTTCGAGCGACACCACATCGCCGGGGATCCAGTGCAGCCAGCGGGCCTCCGGGTGCGCCTCAGGCACGACGCGGGACTGGTCCTCGGTGAGGTACCAGCGGGCGTCGATCTTCATGGTGTCACTCATCTCGTCACCCCTGCTTACGTGTAGTAGTCGACGATCACCGCGTTGCCGTCCAGGGCGCTGGACAGCGTCACCTTGTTCGACTCGACCGCCGAAGACGAGAACGTCACCGTCGGCCTGGTCGACTCGCGGACCCCATCCAGGAAGGCCGCCACGACCGTGTCGCGGTCCAGCTTCACCGGAAGGCCGAGCGCGGCACCGACGCCGACCGCGGTCGTCGCCCCGGTGCCGTCGTGCGCCGGGATCACGATGCTGGTCACGGTCTTGAACGCCTTGGTGCCGGTGACCGTCCCCGCGGTGTCGACGGTGAACGCCGGCAGCACCTCGGAGATCGTGTTGCCGTGGATGTCCGTGCCGTTGACGGTGACCTGAATCGCACCGATGTCACCAGCTGTGCCTCCAGCAGTGGCGGTAACGACGCGAGGAACGTCGGGATTGGTGATGGCAGTGGTGATCGTCTGCTCGGTGCCGTCATCGGTGACCGCAGCATGAACCGCGGTCGTTGTGCCCAGCGCGGGCGACCCGACGCTGTAGCTCATCACCCGCGACCGCGAGCCGGGCTGACGCCCGTTAACGAACTGGTTGAAAGACATGGAGTGTCCTCTCAAAAGGCTTCACGAGCCGCGTACTTGGCCCGAGAGGGAGGGGGCGGTACAGGGACGACCTGTCGCCCTTACGTCGCCTCGCTTGGCGAACCCCCAGCTGGAAGATGATCTAGAGCCCGGTCACCTCGGCAAAAGCCTTCGGGCGGTAATGGATCATGGCCGCCCGGATGTCGGCACGGATCGCGAGCTTGCCCTCAGCGAAGAAGGTGCTGTGCGAGTTGGACACCTGGACGTCCATGCCGCGGCGCATCGCCAGCTCGGAGAAGTTGGCGTAGTCGCCGAGAACTGCCTTGGTCTCCGTGACCGCGGTCGTCTCCACGACCGGGATGCCCCAGATCGTGAACGGGCCCGGCATCGACGGGTGACCCCAGATGTAGACGCCGTCCGCGGTCTTCAGGAGCCGCACCGACTCCCACTTCGACGGCCGGATGAACACCACGCTCGGCTCCGCGAAGCCGTCGTCGCGGATCTTCCGGGCCGCCTTGTAGATGGCGTCCGGGATCGAGTCCGCGCCGAGGGCCTGCGTCTGGATACCGGTGACGTTCTCGGTGCCCCGGAGGTTCGGGGCGGTGCCGTTGCCGACCAGGACCTGGGAGTCCAGGCGCTGGCGGATCATGAAGGGCAGGCGGTTGTTGACGTAGTCGCGGGCACGCGGCTCGTCCTCGAACTGCTCGTCCGTGACCGGGAGGAAGACGGCGACCTTGCGGACCGGCTCCTGCCGCTCGGTGAGGGCGAGTGCCGCCTCGGGGTACGTGCCACCCTCAGCGATCTCCGCCGCGGCATTCGTGAAGGTCGTCTCCTCCATGTACACGACGTTCGACATCGAGGTCGTGGTCTGGGGGAGGAACTGGACGACATGCGGGGCGGGTCGGGTCGGCGTCAGCTCGACACGGCCGGTGCGCAGGTCTTCCGAGTCCCAACCGGCGGTCGTCTGGAAGAGCGTCTTGAGGGTGACGTCCAGGCTGGCGACCGGGCTGGTGCCACGGTGGTACTCCTTGAACGCCTTCGACTTCGTGAAGGTGTCGCCCAGGTTGAACGGGCTACCGTCCTTGCGCTCGCGGCTGCCCTCCTCGCGGGCGCCGTCTCCGGACTCGGAGCCGACCTCGTCCTTCTTCGCTGCCGCAGCGGCGCGCGCGACGACCAGCAGCTCGTCGACCTTCTTCTTGCACTCGTCGATCTCGGCGTTCATCTTGCCGATCTCGGCGACCTTGGCGTGGGTGTCGCCGGCCAGAGACTTGACCTTCGACATATCGTATTCGGGGCCGGCCTCGGAGAGGACGTCGGCCAGCGACTTCCGCTTGGCGTCGAGCTTGGACTGCGCGTCCTTCAGCGCAGGAAACTCGGCAACCCGATCGTCGTTGTACATCGTCGTGGCACTCCATATTCAGTTGTGAGAAGGCGGAACGATTCGCCTACAGTCCGTTCACCCGCGCGAGGGCCGCCAGGACCGTCGAAGCGATATCGTCATCGCTCGGCTCATCCGGCTTGTCCTCGTCCACGGGGGTTTCCAGCAGGGACTTCAGCCGCACCAGATCGCCCTCAAGCCACGACAAGAGGTCGGCGGTGGCGGGAGACATGCCCCGGCCCTTCTGCGCCCGGAGAGCCACGACTTCCGTTGCGCGATCAATGAGGTGTGCGACGCCGGCCATCACCTCGATGGCCTCGTCGTTGAACCTCTTCCTGCCCTTGGCGCCCTCAGCTGTACGCAGCTTGGGCGGTTCCCTGTCGGCGTCGAGCAGATGCGCCGACAGATGCTTGTACACGGCTTCGCGGTCTTCCTCGGGAATGCCGAGGTCGCCGCTGGCGCCGTTGAGCGTCGCGATGCCCTGGAGGCACGCGCGCAGGTTGGCCGGCCCGCCCACGCCGTGGTGGTGCGGAAACTGGTAGCTGGACTTCATCTCCGGGTCCCCGTCCGGGTCGACCCAGGCGTACACCGTCCGCAGCTCCGACGGGCGGGCCTGCTCCGGCAGGGCCTTCGTCGTGGCCGCCGAGTTCCAGGAGCGGGTTACGGTCTCGGTCTCGTGTGCCGGGATCGCGCGCCTGATGGCGGGGATCACGGCGCTCTTCTCGTCGTCGTCCATCAGGCTTCCGTCCTGCTTGTGGCCCTTCAGGGCCAGAGTGCGGGTCCCGATACCAGCGCCCATGAGGACCGGCGACACCTCGGTCACCTTGACGCCCTTGATGACGCGGACGCTCTTGCCCTCGACCTCGCCAGGCTCCGAATCCGTGATCGTGAAGCCGTAGGAGAACTCCTGAAGCTCCCCGGCCTCCTTGACCGTCTCGAAGGTGTCCCGCCCGTGGGTGGTGTTCATGAAGAACTGACCATCCAGGACGGCTTCCTTCTCGGTGACTCGGATCACGCCCTTGCCGACCGGGAGCGCGCCTTCCCAACTGGCGTGATTGAACGCCGAGATGAGGACCGGAGCCCCATCCTGGAATGCCGACCGCCGTGTCACGTCCCCGTCGTGGTCGACGACGTCGAACGTCGAGAACACGGCCGCGATCTCACCCCTGTCGGCATTCTTGATCTCAACGCGCCGGAGCGCCTTCTTGTGCATGACTGACCGCCTCCCGGCTCGTCGTTGGTGTCAGGCTGGAGCGCGGGTCACTCACGTTGATCTTCTTGCTCTTCTTCGTCGTCCTCGGCCTCGACCTCGTCGCCGTCGTCGGACGGCGGCGGACCAGGCGGAGCCGCAGACGGATGCGGCCTGTCGGACACCACGAGAAGACTCAGATCGCCGGCCTGAACGGCGGCGATAGCCGACTCCTCGGTGAACGGCCCCTTCGGCCAGGCGAGCGTGACGATGACATCGGCCTGGGCCGCCATGAGCTCCGCGGCAACGCGAGCCTTGTCCACCTCTTCGTCCGGGACGCCCGTCGACTGCATCTGCACGGACACCAGACCGGTGTGCTGACCCAGCAGCTCCGACACGTCGTGATCACGCGCCGCCTTGACCATCGCATCGGTCTGAAAACCCGCCATAATCCCGGACGCGATCGAGGCCACGTCAGTACGGAAGATCTCTGCGCGGTCCTTGCTGTCCTCGCGCAGGAAGGAGATGTCCCGGTCGTCGTACCACAACGACGCGCCAGCCGGCGCCTTGAGCAGCCGCTGAAGAACCGGCGCCACCATCTCCCACAGCGGCCGGATCGTGGCATCCGCGTAGCGTCGCCTGGCCGCAGCGAAGTTGCCCGCGTTGAGAGCCGAACCCTGCATGCCCTCCGAGAACCCGACCCACGATGGCGGCACGCCGGCCGCGGCAGCGATCCGCGACTCGCCCTTACCCACCGTGCGGCTGAACTCCAACTGCCGAAAGTCCGCCGTCAGCGGCGTAACATCGGCACCGCCCATCAGGAACAGGGTCTTGTACGCGTTGAGCGCGCCCCGGTGCTCCTGATTGAAGGTCTCTATGAACTCCTCGGCCTCGTCCTCTTCGGTCTCCCGATCGAACTTGACCGCCAGGTTCGGCACCGCGGCGTTCTCGAAGAAGTTCTTCTTGTGCGTCGTCGCAGCAGAGTCCGCCTGGATCTCACGAATCACTGGCGTGAGCCAGCTCATGCCGCGGAAGCGGACTTCGGGGTCGGGTATCGGGGAGAAGTGGGCTACCTCTTCAGGCAGCAGATCCACGGCCGTGCTGTCCTGGCCCGGCGGCTTGTAGCGGTAGAGGATGACCTTCGTGTCGAGCGCTCGAAGATCACCACTGCGGGAGCCGAGGATGAGCTCGACGTAGTCCGGGCGCATCCGCACGATGCGCCGGCCGGGGCCGCCCTCGGAGGCCAGGCCGTACCGACCGCGGTCGTCGACCGTAGTGAGGAAGGCGTTGCCGGCGAGATCCGCGTCCTGGAGCATCCTGGCCAGCAGGTCGCTGGTCGTGCCGCCCGGCCAGGGGTTCTCCAGCAGCGTGAGCTCCTGCGAGAAGAACAGATCGCCCGGCCGGCCGTTGCTGAACCGCCTCCACAGGAAGCGGGCCTCAGCGAACACCATCTGCCGGGCAGACATGCAGGCGAAGACCGCGCCGTTCCGCTTGAAAGCACCCTGAATGTAGCCGACGAAGTCGTTCTCAATGACTTCCTTGTTGCCAAAATTGGCGTCAACGAAGTGCAGCCGATCCAGCGACCAGAACGGGGGCTCGGACCACGCCTTCCGCCCCTGAGACTGTATGCCCTTGACCCTGTCGAGAAGACTCATGCCGCGTCCTCCCAACCGAGACGGAACGCGGCAGCGATCCAGGCGGGTGCGTTGCGCACCTTCCGGGAGGCGTAGCCGACGGCGTACAGAACGGCTGCGAGGCCGGTGAGCAGAGCTCGCGCGATCTTTCCCACGGCGCTCACCTCCAGATGGCCTTCGCTCGTGCCCGCTTCTTCAAGCCGCATTTCTTGACGCCCCAGAGCGCGAGCGTCGCGGCGACCAGGGGGGTGATGTCAGTGGCGGAGTTGCGCTTCGACCACGCCCAGGAGTCGTGGAGATCCCGCTTCTCGGCGCCAGCGACCGCGTTCGTCAGGGGCGGCTGATCCAGGTGCGCGAGGTCCGGCTCCTTACCCGCTCGCGGGACGACAGCCGAATAGAACTCGCCGCATGCCTGCGCGTACTCGCGCGTCAACGGAGAAATCACCTTGACGCCAGCGGCCTCCAGGGGCTCGATAAACGCCCCCGCCTGACCGGCCTTGTCGATGACCACGGCCTTCGGCTTGTTCGCCTTCCAGATCGCCAAGACACGTGGGACGACCCAACGAATATCGGGCCTGTGGTCCACGGCCTGGGGATCCGTCAAAGAAGCGCCGGTGATCTCGACATGCGGCTGGCCCTCTTCGTTCCGGCCAGCCGCGACGATGCACGAGTACGAGCCGTCGGGGGCGGTGTCTACGCCAAGGACGAAGGGGTCTTCTAGAACGGAGTTCTCGTCCGTCCGCGCCATCCAGTGCTCGCGACCGATGATGCGCCACTCGTCATCGGCGTCGGTCGGCCAATCGCCGACGCTCAGAATCTCCCGCGCGAATACCGTCGGGCCCATCGAGCGCCGCAGCGACTCAACCTGCTCCACCGATATACGCACACCCAGTCCGGGGTTGGCCTTGGCATACGACTCCACGGCGTCGTGCGGATCATGTTCCTCGCAATCGGGTAGGCAGAAGTCGTCGCAGCCGTCGATCGACCACTCCGCATAGACCAGACTCGGGTCGTCGCCCTTCAGGGCCCGGCGGCGAACGCGGCCAAACTGCGTGGACACCTTGGTGCCGGCGCTGCCGAGGTACCAGATCTGCGGATTGGGGACCGCCATGACCGTCGGCGCCAGCGCAGCGGTCTGGTCCTCGGTGAGGTACATGGCCTCGTCGCAGATGATCCGGTCCAGGGTGAGACCGCGGGCGCTGCCGGCGTTCCTGGTACCGAAGAGGAGTCGCGCTCCGGACCGCAGCTCGATGCACTCCTCACCGTGGCCGCGCACGATGCGGGTGACTTCCGCCTTGAGCTCGGGAGTGCCGAGGATCAAGCCCTCGACGCGGCGAAAGCCCTCGGCAGCGGTCTTGAACACGTGAGCCGTGTGCATGATCGTCTCTTCGTTGACGAAGAGACCCCACAGCTCCAGGGCCTCGATGATCGACCCCTTGCCGTTCTGTCGGCTTACGCAGACGCCGACCTCCCTGGCGACCCATCTGCCGTCCGGGCGGAACGCGAGGGCGTGCTCAAGAACCAGCGCCTGCCACGGATCCAGAATCAGGCCGGCGCTGGCCGCCAGCTCGACGGCCTCCTTGCCGGCGCTGCGCGTTCTTGGAACCGAGGGGACGTGGAGAATCCGGGGCGTCTGCTTGCCTATCGCGGCGGGCTCGGAGCTCATCGAGGATCGACACCTCCGCATCACCTGCCGGGAGACCTGCCAGCTCTTCGAGCACCTTCATCAGCCGCAGCACCAGGGCCGCGGTGTCACCCGTCCGGAGCTTCGAAGCCAGGCACGTCTTGCAGCGGTTGCCCTCCAGCTCGTTGACCAGGAAGTCCCGGATCGCTTCGAGCTCTGTGCGCCGATCACCGGACTGAACGGCCTCACGGAAATTCGATTCGGCCATCGGCGCACTCCCCTCCTTGAGGTCTAGCGGGGGCCGGATTTGAACCGGCGGCATCCAGGTCATGACCCTGGCGTTCTACCGAGCTGAACTACCCCGCGGCCTTACTCGTCGGGAACAGCGCCCTCTATGACGCGCTCGACCGACACGATTTGCATCTCCCCGATATCCCACCCGTGCGACCAGTAACGTGCGCCGGCGGCCAGGATGCTTTCAAGTCCGTAATCCGAGATGCGCCAGCTATTCGAAGACGCCAGAGGCACCTGGAGTTCATGCCGCTCGCCGGTTCGAGAATTCTGAACGAGAATCCTGAGTCTTCCAGACGCCTTCTGCCTCTTCCTGACCTTCACACGCTTATGCGCCTCGACGGTTCGAGAATTCATGAGCAGCACCCCGAACGCATGAGTTTCCAGAACTGCACATACCTGCCCACTCGAATCTGGAAAGGTATGCAGAGCTTTATGCATGACGACCGAACGGCCGCCACCCCGAGCCGGCTGGCGGAACGCCGACTTTGGGCGCCCCTAATGGGCACATAGGACACCCTTGCCCCGGCTGCCCGAGCGCACGGCAAAGCCGCAGGTCAAGCCATTGCTACTTGCTGGTAGCAAACGGAAATCTCCACTAGAGAGAGAAAACGGCCGACGGCGGGGTCAGCCGCGCGCGCGTGAATAAGGCGGGACCCCCACCCCCCGGGGGGCTCGCCTGCATATCGCGTGCATACCTGTGAAGCGACCGGGTGCATGGATATGCGCTCACCGGCCTAGGGGGCAAGGAACTAACCGGTCTACCTGCGAACGCGCCTATCCGCACGCAGCGATAAGGCAACCTGAGTCGTGGCTACCTGACTTGTGGTGGGGGCGGATGCGAGGCGATCCGAACTCGGTTGTGCGGATTGGTCCCTTGTTCGTGGGGGTCGGGCTACGTCGGAGCGGATATCTCCGATATGGGGGACCGTGTAGCACGCCTTATCACCGTGTATGCCGGGCGTACCGCAGTGCGGGGTACGGCCACTGGGGTACAGCAGGGACTACCTGAGTGGTGGCCAAGCGAGGGGGTTGATGCGCTCATGTGAAGGTGGGATGCATAGCGTCGGTTGACTTGATCAGCTTTGCGACTTTCGAAGAGTTGAAAGTGTTCAATGTGAAAGTTGATTCGAAAGCGGAAAGCTGTTGCTGTGCTGAATGCTCTTAGTGGCGATGCGGTGCATCGTAGGGCTTGCATCCTATGGGATAGGGGTGGGTGGGCAAGGGATGGATGAGGGTGGGGTATGGAGGGGTAATGGTGGTGAGGATGGTTAGTGATGTTGGGATGGATGAGGTGTTGGGAATGAATTGATCATTCAGTAGTGAATGTGATCATTGAAGTTGAATGAATGAGAGTTGATGTTGTTGTGATTGAGTTCTTACTAATGAGTAGAAGAATCTAGGAATGTTCAGTGGATTTCTTCGGGAAAGGGTTGTGATAAGGGGTGTGGTGGGTACAATAGAAGCATAAGGGAAAACCCCAGAGGGGCAGAGTACCTACCACATGAGAATCCCTGTAGAAGGACCCCGACATACCGGGCGCGTCGCTTATAGGGACCCCACCTAGCTTGACACCTCTATAGAGTTTCCCCACCCGGTGAGGCAAGCGGCGACCCTGGCAGTCGCCCCAGACGTTCCATGAACTAGGAAAGCTGGCCGGTGAAGGGGAAAAGGACGCGCACCTTGTGTAAAGCGCCCCCACGAAAGGATCCCGCCCGGTTTCTCGGAAACGGGGTGTCCGTTCGATTCGGACCGTGGGGACTGATGGTGTGAGCGTCCCCTAGGTGTGGAGCACCGGGGGTTGCAGGGAAGCCATATAACGGCGCTTGAGCAAGGCGCCTAGCGCGTTCGGGACTACTCGGATAACCCGGCGGTAACCAATCCGCAGACTCCGGCCAACGGAGCTACGTAGCGGACTCTGCAACACATTCCCACCCTCACAGAGTCATCCCACCCGGAAAGCGTGGTCCGTCATGCGCAGAATCCTTGTCGCCGCAGCAGCAAGCGCCGTTGCGCTGTTCGGTGTTGCCAGCGTGCACGACTTCTCTCCGGCGCCCATTCCCGCGTGCCTCCATGAGGACGGCAGCGGGCAGGAAGTGTGCCGTTGGGACGCGCCTACGCGAGGCAACGGCGAGGGTCGCAGCTTCACCTCATACGACTACGGCGCACGCGTCGTTTTCGACCGCTGAACACGTCAATCCATCCCACTCGGAAAGACCCGATCCGTCATGGCCACTAACACCCTCACCGATGCCCCTGCCACCACAGCCGCCCTGTACCGAGCCATTCGGACCGGTAGCGACGGGGCCACTGTGGACAGCTACCGCCAACCCCTCCCTGAAACTGGATATTGGGTCGGTGGGCAGTCCTGGACGCTCGTCAAGGCTGTTTCCCGGATCACCCCGGATGACGTGGCCGGTTTCGTGAGTACCCACCCGAATGCGCGCTACTTCGGAGTGTGGGTTGAGAACGGGCGCGCATACCTGGACGTCGTTGACCACGTTCCGGCGGAACGCAGCGCGTATGCGCTGGCGACCGCCCGGAGCGAAATGGCGGTGTTCAACATCGCTACCGGTGAAAGCGAGTGGCTGTGATGACCGATTCGGAACACGTCGACTATCCGCACTGGCCCGGAACGCTCTACGGGTGCCCTGCCTGTGAAGCCGAGATGGACGCGGACGATGAAACCGCTTATGACGAGATGGAGCACCCTGCACATGACATGCATGATTGATCGCTGGCACGATGCCTACCACGAGGATCATCCGGATTACGAGAACTGCCCGTACTGCCAGGACGATCTTCTGTTGGCTGAGCCAGAGTTCCCGCCGCCGGAACTCCTCTACAACGGGGAACCCGTGGATTTGGGGAGCGAGGTAGTTGACGGCATCTACGAGGCCCGGTTCGTCGGCACGGACCGGGCCTTCATCGTGACCGCCGAAGAAATAATCCTTGACGCACGAGACTGGGAGTGACCCGCCGTGTTTGATGGCTGGCTTCGCTGCAAGGGGTGCAGCGACGATTTCGTACCCCCCGAGGAACGCGACGACTACACCGGAGACGGGTACTGCGCGCACTGCCACGACCAGGGCATGGGGCGCGACGCGGAGGAAACAGCCGCACGCGTCGCCGCCGCCCGTAACTTTGTTGACACGTGGGCGGAACTCGCGCAGTTTCTGCCCAACGACTACGACTGCACCATGCAATGCGCCGAGGCCGATGCTCTCGCTGAACTCTTCCGCGCCTTCGGGAAGGGTGCGATTGCGGACGAGATCCTCTCCGCTCACGCAGAGCACGACGGACCCGACGATCCTCATTACGACAACTACCCGTGAGACATCCCGGCCCGGCGGTCAAGCCGTACACGCGTCGCAGCGTGACCGGGCACTCAAACAACCAACCCGCCCGACTTTCACCCCCGGAGGTGAGTATCGTGATCAATATGAAGACGCTCACCGCCGAAGAGCGGGAACAGTTCGTCCAGAACATCATCAACGAATGGCGCAAGGCCACCCCGGACCAACTCGCCCGGGGCCGCGCCTGGTACCGCACCGCACACCAGCTCGCAGACATGATCAGCGAAGGCAACGTGATGGCCGGTGCCGGAGTGATCGCCGCCCTGTCCGCCAACAAGTCATGGCCCGAAAACCAGCGTCTCGCCGCCGCCACCTTCGAGAACGGCGAACCCAACGGGCACGTCCACGACGCGCTCGCCAAAGCCGCCAAAATCCTCGCCGGAACCGACCCCGCCGAAGTTCTGCCGATGGACGCCAAAACCGGCAACTTCTACCGCTGCATCCTGGACCCCGAGGATGCCGAGGCCGTGTGCGTTGACCGGCACGCGCACGACATTGCCGTAGGCGAAACCTACGGCAACCGTGAACGCGGCCTCTCGGCGAAGAGCCGCTACGCACTCATCGCGCACTGCTACCGGGAAGCCGCCATGCGGCTCGAAGAACTCCCCTCAACCGTCCAGGCTGTCACGTGGGTTGTCCGCGTGGAAGATCTCGCCGGCACTGGGACCCGACCGATGAACGGGCGTGAGCAGCATGAGTGACGTCGACTAGATGAACGGACAAGAGTCATGAAGTTCTTGATCAAGACGGACGCTAACCAGACCCTGGCGGTGATCGAGGTCCCCGAAGACGACATCGCCACCCTTGCGGTCGAGCGCTACGACGACCCCGGGATGCAACTGGTCGGCGTGGACCTGTATTCAGACGGGTCCGTAGTAGTCGGCCACTGGCCCGATGGCGATGACTGGGAAGCGGTCCTCCGCACCATCGGTACCCGATACCCCGGCTGAAGCCACAGCCCCGGCCCGGTTGAGCCGTAGCCGCGTCACAGCGGCACCGGGGCACTGACGCCCGGCAGGGACACGCGACCCGTGATGGCCTCCCGCCCTCACATTCGACTCGCTTCCCTCGCCGGGCGTCCCCATGCCCGCAAACACCCTTCAGAAAAGGAAAGAAGCTCATGCCTGGCACAGAATGCGGATGGAAATGCGGCGACAACACGCCCGGCCATAAACACTACGCCGTCCTCATCCGACCGTCGCGGTGAAGTCACCGCGACGGTCATCCTATTCTGAAAGGAGCTACGGCCATGTCCTTTCTGCTGCTCGGACGCTGGGACCACGGGGGCAACCTCGTGCTCGAAGATGCCCTGGAAGTCGACATAGACGACCAAGAGGCGATCGATTCCATCGTGGACGCCCAAGACAACGAGGACGGCATGGCGTGGGCATCCACGTTTCTCACCGACACGTACGAAGAAGCCGTCCGCGAGGCGTACGAAACGTACGTCAAGGACGAAGGCACCCGAATCATCGACGAGACAGGGGAATCATCATGAAGAAGACGTTCACGCCCGGCGAAATCCAGCTGCTCATGTCGGAGGTGGAGGACGACCTGCTGTACGCGCTTCACCAGGAGGGCGACCCACCTGAGCGGGACCAGGACTTGCTGCTGCTGATGCGCCGCATGGTCGCCACACGGCTGGTCAAGCCTACCGCCACGTTCGAAGAGATGGTGGCCGACATGTACGACGAGTCCCCCGAAGAGATCCGCTCATGGTGGGACAACTGGAGCTGACCACGCCCACATGCTTCGCGCACAACTGCAAGAACCGCGCCCGGTGGCTGGTCAACGCCCGCTACCGAGAAGCCCAATCAGCCTCATGCTCCGCCCACCTGGCGAGGTGCGTGAAAGACCTGTCCGTCTTCAACGACCCCCGCTGCAAGCGCCGCGCCAGCGATCACGGGGTCATGATCTACCCCACCGAGGAATGACGATGCTCAACCTACCCACCACCAGCACCTACACCGGCCTCGCCACACCCGCCGCCCCCAACAGCTTCCCCGAACTGTTCGGCTACCACCAGGCCCGCCCGCTCATCGCCGACGCCCTGGAATCCGCGCCCCTCCTCGGCATCGACGGAGAAGGCGAACCCGTCGCCATCGACCTGGACAGCGACAGCCCACACGTACTGATCTCCGCCGCCAGCGGAGGCGGCAAGTCCGTCATCCTCCGCAGCATCGCCGCCCAGGCCCTCGCCGCCGGCAACAAGGTCGCCTTCCTCGACGTGAAGCGGCACAGCCACCGATGGGCCAAGAACCTGCCCGGCGCCGACTACGCCTCCACCCTGCCTGAAATCGGGGACGCCCTGGTGGCGCTCGGCATGGAGGTGCACCGCCGCAACGAGATCGTCGACAGCTTCCCCGGGCCCGTCGAAGAAGCCCCGGTAGGGGAGCGGATCATCGTCGTGTTCGAAGAGATGAACGCGACGATGGGCCAGCTTCAGGCCCTCGGCCGAAAGCTGCCACGCGACAAGTACGACGCCATCGACGCGCTCGGGGACATCATGTTCATGGGCCGGGCCGCCAAGATGCATGTCGTGGCCGTGGCGCAGTACGCGACCGCAGCGGCCCTCGGAGGCGGCGACATCCGGGAGAACTTCTCGACCCGCATCCTGATCCGCTACAGCGACCGGGCATGGAAGATGCTCACCGACGTGTGGCCGCCGCAGCCGTCCCCGGAGGAGCCGGGCCGGGGCATGGTGTGCCGCGCCGGCAAAGCCAGGGAGACGCAGTTCCTGTACCTGTCCGAGGAGGAGGCCGCCACCCTGGTGCGCGAGGCGCACCGTGCCCGCAACGGAGCCGATGCAGCAGAACCGGCCCGCAGGGACAGGCGGCAGGCGCGGCAGGAGGCGTTCAGGCGGACGCTGGAGGGCCGCATGGCGCTGCACCGCCAGGGAAGGCTGTGATTCATCCCCATCGCCGGGACACCCGAAGGTGTCCCGGCCTTTTTTCATGCCCGGCGGCGCCCCGGGCGCTGTTGCACCCGTAGTGCGCTGGCCGAAGATTGTCCGGGTCCTCCGCGAGGTCTGGCCGCACGGAGCGGGGGATGATGTGGTCGAGCGTCCACGACTGGGGGTGTCTCGGCGGTAGGTCGAGGTCGATGATCTGTCCGCAGATGCCGCAGAGCGGGGGCAAGGTGGCGCGTAGTTCGACGCAGAGTCGTTTCCACCGCCTGGTGGAGCGTCCGGCGCTGGCGGCGGTCATGATCACGCACCTTTGCTCCACGGGATCAGATTCTCGTGGACGGCGGGCCCAAATGTCTCCCCGCCCCGTGGGAATGACACGCTTCAAGCCGGGGTAACCCTGCGTGGAGCGCAGCGGACGGGGGCCTACTCGCACCGGCGGCCCATCCCGGTCGCAGTCCTGCGCTCCACGCGGCATCTCCCCCCACACCAAACACAAAAAGCCCCCGCTTCCTCACCTCGATGAGGACCGGGGGCCTTGTTCGTGCGTGCGAGGGGGGTCTTCTGTTGGCGACGGACCTTTCGCACCCTGTTTCAGGGTAGGGGGTGCCGCACGATCCACATTATCGGACATCCATACCAGGGCTTGTCAAGCCCTAACGGGAAAGTTTTTCCCGCAGGGCCAGTATCTCCTCAGGCGCCCAGAGAGCCTCACCCTTTCCAGACCCCCCATAATTCCTGATCTCTCCACGTCCGGCCGCGTTGTAGATAGCCCGCCTCCAATAGGCCATAACCGCCCGAGATGCCCCCGGCGGCGTCAGGCCGGCAACCGCCGCATCAGTCGTCAGCAACTTCACGCGGCCTCCCCACCCCCAACAAGAAGCCCCAGCCACGTATCCCGCTCATACCGCGCACCGCAACCGCCGCCGTCCGGGCTACCGACGCACCGCACCGCCGTCGAAGCATCCCGGGCCACCGCCAAAGCGCCACCACACTCCCCACACACCCTCTCCTCCAACATCACGTACGACTCGTCGTGGCCGAGGAGGCGCCGCGCCCGCCGCACCCACGTGCGGGTGGCGTCGGCGATGTCGGCGACCAGGGCGGGGTGTGTGTCTTCCAGGAGCCGGGTTTCGGCGACGAGGGCGTCCAGCAGGGCGGGCATGGGACTGAGGCCGAGGGTGCGGTCACGGCCGGACTCCATGAGGACGCGGTCGACCCAGTAGTAGACCTCCCCGGTGATCTCGTCCAGGAGGGTGAGCCCGTCTGTGCGTCCCGGCGGCTGGCTGCCCGGCTTGTTCGGGGGCCGGCGCGCGGCACGGCCCGCCGGCGACCTGCCGCCCTCTATGGCGACCTTCCGGAGCTGCTCCAGCAACCCCGCCATGCGCACGGTATTGGCGCGCTCTTCAAAGTCGCCGTTGACCCGGATTCTGTATTCGATGCGCTCGTCGTAGCCGTCTTTGAGGGCGGCGACGTTACGCTCGATTTCACGCATCGACACCAGGACCCTCTCCTCTCCACGATTGGCGCGGCTTGTGCTGGCAGGGGCAGTGCCCCTTGCAAGCGGCGTGGCCCCTTCCACGCGGCGCCTTGCCGGAACCGGCGCATTTCCGATACTCGGGGTCTCGCGGATCTACGTGCTGGATCACCCGCCCCGTTTTCGTCACACCGAATTCGTATCGGCACACCGGGCACGCATTCGACGGCAGGGTACTGGAATCAGAGTCCGCCTCGTGACGACACTCATCACAAATCAACGCTTTCCCCTCTCCTCGACACGAATAGCCGCCATCGTCAGTTTTTGGGCGATGCTGTAAGCGTGCTCGGGCGCTATGGTCACCGACAGAACGAGTTCCATATCGGCAGCTGTGAGCAGTGCCAGACATACACCGTTCTCTTCGCTGGTTACCTGAACAGCCAGGGGGGTACTTTCTTCAGTTGTCATTGCATTCCTCATGAAAAGCCCATTGCCATATTTCGTGATGGACGCCGGTGAATGCCTCGCCCGGCCCGATCACCGCCTGGCAGGCGCCGCACACCGGCAGCGGATCGGCGGGCAGCTCCAGGTCGACCACCGCCCTAGAACGGCGGCGGCTCGCAGGTGCCGCAGGAGGCGGGGAGGTGGTCGATGATGCCGCCGGGTGCGGCCAGGTCGGCGTGGAGGCGTGGGCAGGTGGCTGGTGGGGTCCACCCCTGTGCGCGCCAGGCGTCACAGGGGCTTGGGGAGGGCCCACGGGTATCTCCTCCACCCGGGTGGCGTCCATGCCGTGGGCGCCGCATCCGTGCTCGGCCAGGACGGGACGCTGTTCGTGCAGGGCGCCCCCGAGGGGCCTGTGTACGGGCGTCTGGGCGCCTGTGGGGTCGAAGGTGGGCGCTGGGGCTGTTCGGGGGCGCGTGAGGAGCTTGTGGGGGCGTCCAGCCTGTGTGACGAGGTCGAAGAGGCGGCGTCCTGCGGCCAGGGCGGTGACGTAGCCGTCGCGGGTGACGGGCGCCGGGTCCGCTGCGGTTTTCAGTCCGGAGCTGGTGCACGCGAAGACGTATCCGCCGCATCGGGGGCATCGGGCGAGTTTGATCTCGGTGTCGACAGGGCCTTGGGTCATGGGCCGGGATCTCCGTATTCAGTTGTGGTTACGTTGCGTGCCGGGGGCGCTGTGGTTGGCGCGGTGTCTCTGAGAGAGAATATATGTACTAACTTGTTCTAACTTGCTCCAACCGGCCCTAACTGCTCACTCTCCGTGACGCTACAGTTGGAGCAGGTTGGCGCAAGCTGGAGCAAGTCAGAGCACGCCCCTCACTGGCGGGGAATTGCGCCAGCTATGCACTCTACGGAGCCGGGAGGCTCCAGTGAGCTACGCACGGGAAGCCGGACAGCTCGGAAACCACGTGGATCTTCTTCGCGGCCCGCTTCAGCGTGTACGGCTTGTACCCGACCTTCATCGCTTCGATCTCGACCCGCTGGCGCTGCGTCCCCGGGTTCATCATCAGGTACTGCTTGAGCCACTGGGCCGCCTCGTTCACGTCGCTGCGGCTGACTGTCTGGATCCCCTCGGCGAGCATGTCGGACACCGTAGGGCCGCCCTTGCCGTCCCACTCGATGCGTGACGTGGTGATCGGCTGCAACGGGTCGTCTGGGTTGTCGAGCGCGTGGCCGACGATGCGGTAGCGATACGGCTCCAGATCCATGCGTCCCAGGTTGTTCTTCTCCTGGGAGAGCACGACGATCTCCTCGTCGTCCTGGTCGCGCATGGCGCCCATGACGGAGCGGGTCACGTTTCCCAGCTCGACGGAGCCCATGATGGCGTCGAGGAGATTCGTGGACAGAGCCTTGCGGGTGTGGGCCAGACCCACGGCGGCGATGCCCGCCTCTTCGGCCATGAGGCGTACGCGTTCCAGCGCAGAACGCATTTCGTCCTGGTCGTTTTTCTTAGCGGTGAGATTCGAGGAGAGCGGGTCGAAGAATATGGCGGCTGCGTCGCGCTGTTGCACTTCTGTCTTGACGAGTTCGCAGTCGCGCGGGAGCATAAGGCGGCTCCAGTCGTCACCTATTTGCACCCGTACCCGGTGAATGCGTGACAGGTCCGCCCCTGCCGCTATAAGTCGGGGGACGACTGTGTATTCCAGCGAATCTTCGTTGACGACATAAAGGACATCTCTCGGTTCGCCGAGATATTCGCCTTTCATGGTGCCGCGCGTTATCCACGCACCGAATTCTGCGAGTAGTGTGGATTTCCCAATGCCGCCTCGTCCTACTATGAGCGACAGTTCCCCGAGCGGAATCCGGTCACGCCAGAGCCAGCGCACCCGCTTCGGCATGACCGACGACATAGGGGCGACATGCAGCCGTCGGAGGGGTTCGGCCCCCTCGCCGCCCCCCACCTCCGCCGGCGGTGGAACCGTCTCGCCCTGCTGCACCGCCGGCGTGTCCCGGCGCGCCCCGTACCCCTGCCCTGCGAGCGCCCCGGCGGCCTGCCGGTAGTCGCCGCCGTGGTGCAGCAGGCAGTAGGCGGCGAACTTCGTGTACGGCGTTTCGGGCTGGAATGCGGTGCTGGTGGTGAAGACGTACAGCCGGTCGCGGTCGTCGTTGCGGCCGGTGGTGGCGGAGATGCCGGTCGTCTTGCCGGGGCGCCGCCAGTAGCGGGTGCCGCCCTGCTGGTAGACGAGGGTCCAGCCGGCCAGGATCTCCGCCCAGTCGGTGCGCTGCTCGTAGTCGTCGCCGGGGGAGGGCCCGTCGTCCCGCTGCCCGCTGCCCGGTGTCCGTGCGGCTGGCATGGCGGCCGGGCTGGGGGGCGCGGGGATCCGGTCGAGGGTGCGGGCGACGGTCCACAGCGCGTCGCGTTCGTCGGCGGTGAGCTCGGGGAGGGTGGCGGGGCTGCCGACGCAGGCGATCCACGGCTTGCCGGTGGGGTGGACGGGGCCGTGGGAGGGGGCGGTGATCACGAAGCCGCCTTCGCCGCGGGTCTCGACCAGCACCTTGATCTTGTCGGCGGGATTGTCCGCCAGCTCTGCTTGGGTGGCGGGCCGGCGGGCGAGCTTGGTGTTGCCGTGGACCTGGCCTTCGGTGACGCGGTACAGCAGGTGCAGCCCGCCCGACGGGGTCTCTTCGACGTACCCTTGCATGAGGCGGTGCCAGATGCCGCCGAGCCCGGAGTTCTCCGCGATCTCCTGGAATTCCTGGACGAGCCCGTCGTCGACGGCGCGGCCTTCGAATTCCAGGAGTTCGATGCCGCCGGATACCGCTCCGCAGATGATGCCGAGGCCGGGGTGCCCGCCGGCGAACCAGGCGTGGATCTGGGCGGGGGTGGCTCGGGTGTGCTGGTACTGCTTCCACTCGCCGGCCGGCCGCTTGGTGCCGTCGGTTGCGGTGCGGACGACGGATGCTCCGGCGGCGTACCAGCAGAGGGCGGCGGTGAGCGTGTCGGGCATCCGTTCTCCTGTGTTCAGTTGTACGGTCTGTTCTCATTCTCGAACTGGCGGACCGCGTCCATGCATGGCTTCCTTTGTGGGTGCACATGACGGCGAACGAGCGAATCAGGGTCGCCATGCGCTCATCACGCCACCTCCGGGTCTATTAGGTCGGCAGCCTCTCCGGGGGTAATACGGCAAGAGCAGCAGCCGCAGGAGCGAAAGCATCGACACTGGTTCCGCTGCTTCTCCGCGAGCTCGTGGGCGTGGTCGTGGAGGAGGGTGTCGATGAGGGTTCCGATGCTGGGGCAGGTGTCGTCGCCGCAGTAGCAGGCGGCGCTGTCGTTGTAGGCGGTGAGGAAGTTGTCGCGGGCGGTCATGGTGTTTGTTTCCGTCCGGTGGTGCAGTCCATTTTGTGGCCGGTTGCTTGGCGGCATTCTGGGCAGCGGTGTTGCCACTGTGAGGGGTGCATGTGGGGGCCGCCGTGGTTGGGGCAGGGGCAGCATCGGGTGCATTGGTCGGCGGGGCCGTCGTGGACGTTGTAGGTGCCGTGGTGGTGGCCGACGAGCCAGGACAGGTGGATGCCTTTGCAGAGGCGGTCGTTCAGGTCGTCGGTCATGGTGTTTCCGCGGGTAGGGGGATGCGGGTTCATAGCAGCAGCTTTCCGCAGCCGGTGCAGCGTTTGTAGGTGAGGGCCGGGCCGCCGTCCTCCAGGAGGACGGTCAGCCGGCGCCATGTGTGGGTGTGGGTGGTCATGTCGGTTCCGTGTCGTGTGCCGCCTGTTTCATGGCGAGGATGACGTCTTCGCCGGTGGTGTCGGGGTGGTCGTTGTACTGTGTGATGGTGTCGTAGTCGTCGGCAGGGGGTTCGGCGAAGAGTGCGGGGTGTTTGGCCCGGAGGTGATGGGCGAGCTTGTGGGCGGCCGGGCAGTTCTGCACGTCCTTGACCAGGACGCCCCAGCTCTGCTGGGCGATGTGGGTTTCGGTGTCGGTTCGGGCGAGGGCGCCGAGGGCGCAGGCGCGGGCTGTGGTCCAGGACTCCGCGGCCTGGTTGGTGAAGAAGGCGTATTTGGCGTGGCCGTGTTGGGCGAGGTCGTCGGCGGCTTTTATGAGGTGTTCTTCGGGTGTCATAGCGGTTCTCTTTCTGTGTTGCAGTCGCGGTTCACGGGTTGTGTATCTGCCGGTAGATGAAGCTTTCAGGGATGCGCTGGCGTTCGAGTTCGATGGTCATTTCGGTTTCGAAACGCACCTGCATGCTCCCGGGCGTGGATGTGGGAAGGTTTAGCCACAGCGCACGCATGGTTTCGTCCTGCGGACGCGGCAGGCCGCCTATGTTGATGGCTTCTTCCTTCGACATTGTGATCTTGACGGTGCCGTCTTTCTTGTACTTGATCTTCATTGTGGGGTCCTTACGGCTGGTTCTTCGGCAGGTCTTCCGTGCTGCCGCGGAAGTCGACATCGGGGATGATCTGCTGGGGCTTGAAGGTGACTCGGTAGTGGTTGGCGCTCGCGGTGACCGGCTCGCCTTGTTCCACGAAGTAGGACACGTTGTCGGACAGGCCGAGGAAGTGCTTCTTGTAGGCGCCGGATCCGGTCTTGCAGACGACTTCGAGCTGGTGGCCTTCGTCGGTGATCGAGCAGGGGCCTTCGATGGTCAGCAGGTACTGGTCGGTGATGCCGTTGAACATGACGATGCGCCGGTTGACTTCGAAGTTGTCGGCGGCCTTGGACAGGTTCTCGGATACCATGCTGGCGTCGGTGGAGCAGGCGGCCAGTCCTCCGCCGAGGAGGGCGGCAGCAGCGAGGGATCCGGCGATGTACTTCTTCCTGCGGGCATTCACCTGAATTCGCCTCCCTGGGCGTCGTGCTCGTCTTGGGTGACCAGTCCCCACCGGATGCGCCCGTCGGTGGTCGGGCCCAGTTCCCCCCACCTGGAGGTGACTTGGCGTACGGCGCCGTCGATGATCAGGTAGGCGCCGGTGTCGGGGACGGCGAGGTAGCCGTCGTTTTCCTGGCAGTAGCAGGGTCGGGTTGTCACAGTGCCGCCCGGATGTCGGCTTCGATGGTTTGGCCGAGGTCGATGAGGGCGCGGGCGATGGCGAGGTAGGCGCCGGTGTCCGTGTCGTGCTGGTCGTCGGGGTGCCGCTTGGCGACGCCCAGGCCGACGCGGTCGGCGGTATTGGCGTTGACGACGGTGTAGGTGCCGTTCGTGATGACGTCGACGCCGATGGTGATGTTGTCGTTGTCGGGGTTGATGTATTCGTACATGGCGGGTCCTTTTAGGGTGCTGGGCGGTTCGTGTCAGGGGGGCGTGCGAAGGTGCGTCTCGGGGCCCTGGTTCCGAACGCCAGGCAGGGCATGACGGCGTCGACGACTTCGGGTGGTGCCGGTTCCACCCAGACGATGTCGTACACGCTCAGGCCGCGGACTTTCAGGGCGTCCTGTTGGGTGCGGAGTTCCAGGAACAGGTATCGGTCACCGTGTTCGCTGCGCGCTTCGGGCCGCGGGCGACGTCGCCATCCCGTGTTGGCGATGATGATGGTTCTCACGGCGCCCACTCTTCGCCGCCGTAATGATTCTGGCCGAGGCCCGTTTCTGTGCGGTCGATGGTGACGGGGAGGCCGCTGCGGTCGGGCTCCGGCCAGTCTGCGATCATGTCGTTGGTGGTGTCGTACCAGTGCACGGACGGCAGAACCTTGCTGACGCGGCCGGCAAGGAGCCGGATCTTGTCCGGGGTGTCGTCCCAGCCGGAGGCGGGAGCGAGGGCCTTGATGCGCATGGTGCTGGCACGGAACCCCTTGGTGCCGAGGATGATGGTGCCCCAGGCTTCGACGACGCCGTGGAGCTGGCGTGTGATGGAGCCGCCGCGGTAGTTGTAGAAGTCGGTGGCGGGGTCGTAGCTGGCGTAGAAGCCGCACCGGCAGCCGGCGAGGCGGTGGTGCGGTGAAACGGATTCCAGGGCGCGGTAGAGCTGGCCCAGCCGGTTTTCCGTCTCGAACCTGCCGTGCTCGGCTTGCCGGAACAGCCACTGGTCGTAGGCGAGGGGGGAGTTGGCGAGCGCTGCCCGGTTGAGTAGCAGGTCGTAGATGTGGGCGAGTTCGGTTTCGGTGGCGGCGGCTTGCTGTTCGATGCTGTCTGGGGTGGAGAGGTTCGGGTCGTGGTGGCGGTGGCAGGTGGCGGTGTTGTCGCCGGCGTGCCAGTGGTGGTTGCGGAATGAAACCGAGGTGATGGTTTCGCTGTCGGGGGCGGCGTGGAAGTGGCGGTATCCGGTGAGGCTGCCGGGGTAGAGGTCGGTCATGATCGGAGTTCCTTGAGTCGTTCTTCGATCAGCGCGTTGGTTTCGGCGTGGGAGAGCTGGGTGCTGATCGGGAATCTTGTGATGGTTTCGGCGGGTGCGTCGGTGATGGTGTCCCACATGTAGTTGCCGTTGTCGTTGCGGACGTGGGTGTGGACGGTGAGTTCGGTTGGGGTGATGTTGAGGCGGAAGACGGTGGAGGGGTCTGCGTCGATGCGCTGGCAGATGCGGTGGACGAGGTCGCCGAGGTTGATGATGGTCACAGGCCCAGTTCCTTTTCGAGTTCGCGGATTCGGTCCTCAGCGGCACGGTGTCGGTGGCGTTTGCAGGGGCGGGTGACCGCGTACCGGCCTTCTCCGTAGGCGTACTGTTTCTTGCAGCCGCATTCGTGAAGCCAGTCCCAGACTTCTTCGAGGAGTCCAGTTGTCCATATGGCGGCTCCGACGAAAACGGCCATGCCGGTGAACAAGAGCGCCACCAGGACTGCCGAGCCCCAGGCGTTCGTGTCTGCCATTGGGGAGATGACCGTCGAGAACAGCACCACCCACAGTCCGTACCAGGCCGCGACGCCGGCGGGGGTGCCGACCAGGAGGGCGAGGCGCCTGTAGTTCATGGCAGTCCTATCTTTCCGTTCGGCCAGACGATGGCCTTGATGTCGGTCGTGTTGCGGATGTGCCGCACGCAGCCATCGCAGGGTTCGCAGGAGATGTACATGACGGCTCCGGCGAGGCGCCCGGCGCCGCGCTGCATGGCGTCGGCGACGGCGTTGGCTTCGGCGTGGGTGGCGATGCACTTCCAGGACGCCAGGCCGACGCCGTCGTAGCCCTCACCCGGCTGGGCGGCCTGCTGGCAGGGCCAGGCGTTGCCGCAGGCGCAGCGGTCGGGATCGCAGTCCACGCATTGGCAGTTCCGTCGCCAGGGGTGCTTCGGGGGCCGCTCGTAGTGCCGTCCTCTTGGACAATCCCCTTCGAGGCAGCTCGGGCCGCCGGGTCGGCCGCCGTTGTAGCCCATGCCGAGGAACCGCTTGTCGGGGCCGACGATGAGGGCGCCGACCTTGCGGCGGGTGCAGTCACCTTGTTCGGAAAGCCACTGCGCACCACGGAGATGCCATTCATCACGGTCAGGACGCCCTGCCATAATCACACCTCTCACATATGCGTTGCAGCTTGATCTGTCGATAGGGACCACCGCAGCGGCAGTTGACCTTACGGGCGTTGACGGCGGTCGGCCCGTTGCCCATTAGGGTGTTCTGCCTTGGGGTAACCGCGCGAAGGTGGGAGGGGTTTACGCAATGCCGGACGCCGCATTGGTGGTCAATGACCATACCCTCTGGAATCTCGCCTACCTCCAACTCATAGGCGATACGGTGCGCTAGACCCAGACAGGTGCGGGTCACCTTGAAGCGCCCGTATCCGTTCCAGATCTTTGTGGCCTCCCATGCCCAGCAACGATCTTCATCGTGGATATCCCAGTCGACCTTCGACCAGAAGCGCTCCTCCAGCTCCATCAGAAATCCCACCTGCTCTGGAAGCCGGGGCCCCACCGCCACTGCCGGGCGAGGAGGCGGAGGATCTGGATCTGGTCCACGTCGGTGTTCGGACACCCCCCGCGCTCGATCTGGCCGCGGGAGCAGCAGCAGCCCCATTCGCCGTCGATCTTCGCCTCGTAAGCGAAGATCTCGTCCACGATCTCGCCCGGCAGGTGACGCCGGACGAACCTCGGCAGCTCAGCGCTCTCACTCATCACGGTCAGTCCTCCACGCGTACCAGGCCAGATCGGTGGCGACAAGCCGGGCGCGCCCGCGCCAGGTGCACGCCCGCCAGGCCCACCACCAGTCCACTCGCCCGGCAATCCTGATCGGCCTCTTCGAGGGTCCGTATCCCATCAGGCGAACCCCCTGTACTCCCGGACCGCCTGATAGGCGACCTCCTCGGCGTACTCGTCCACGACGGCCATGACCTTCGCCATGCGTGCCTCGCAACTGGTGCAGTTGTGTGGCGACTTGGCCCAGAACGGGGCAGCTCCGCGCTGATGCGAGACGTACAGCTCGCTGAGGGCGTCGTACACCTTGTCGCGGTCGGACCTCTCACTCATCGAGTTTCTCCAACTCCTCGTGGCAGTCGGCCAGGCGTTCTGCGCACCAGACGTGGTAACCGAGGAGGTCGCCATCCTCCCCGGCCCAGAAGGGCGGCACCTCCGTCGCCCGGAGGCCGCGCTTGTAGGACTCGATCGCCCTCTCGATCTTCGCCCTCGCCTCCTCGTCCTGCGTCGGCAACGGCGGGAGGTAGGGGAAGCCGGAGCAAACGACGTCGCCGACAATGACGGACTCGCGCTTCAAAACCACCAGCCGGTCAGGGGCGACGTCCACGACGGGCTTCTCGCCGCCGCCGTACGACCTGCGGACGACGCGGAGGCGGACCCGCCCCGACGGCGTCAGCGACACCTTCTCCTCCAGTACGATGGCAGCAGTGACGCCGGGAGGCAGGTCGGGGCCGACCAGCTCCCCGAGGACGACGGCCTCGGCCATCGCGACACTGCGGCCCACGGTGAAGCCGTAGATGGCGGTGTCGCCGGGGGTGATGGGGACGCCTCGGGCGTCGATGAGGGTGTCAGTCATCGGTGCCCTCCGGGTGGTAGGTGACCCGCTTACGCGATGGCGGGATCTTGGGTACCAGACCGTGCTGCCCGTCTTTCCAGTACTCGAAGAGTCGGCGCTCGTAGTCCTCTTGAGCTGCACGCCTGCCCGCCTCGTAAGCCTGGTCGTAGGTCCTGAAGCCGTATTGCTGGCCAACATGTTCGTACGGATACGGATCCCCAACGTTCAGGAACACCTTGAGGTCATATCTCGGCCGCCTGAACAGCGAACGCCGCGCTTCTTCGATGTCGAATACGTAGGTGTAGGTCTTGATGGGGTTGTCGGTCATGACACCTCCGGGTCGATGAGGTCGGCGGCGTCCTCGGATGTGTAGTCATCGCAGGGGACTCGCGGCGCGTCGTCGCCTTCGCGGTAGTGGTATTCGCGACACCTTCGACTGTGGCTATCCCAGGAGTAGGAGGATGTACAGTTGCCCAACTCCTCCCGGAGCCTCTCCGCCAGCTCGTGGGCGTGTTCGCGGAGAAGGGTGTCGACGAGATGCTCAAGCGATAGGCAGTACGTTCCGCCGCAATAGCATTCACCGGGGTCGTTGTAGGCGGTGAAGAAGCGGTCGCGGGCGGTCATTCGAACTCCTCCTCGTCGTAGTCCTCGTACTTGAACCCGCTGCACAACTGGCAGAAGTAGACGCGCTTCGGGTCGCTGAGGGTGGTGATGTCAACGAACGGGTCGCAGTGGAACGCGTGGCACATCCAGCACCAGGCCGCGCCCTTGTGAAGGCAGAACTTCCATCTCACGACGCCTCCGGGTCGATGAGGTCGGCGGCGCCGTCACAATCGCAGTAGCCCTTAGAAGGGCAGTTGCAGTTGTCCCGGATCATCTCCGCCAGCTCGTGGGCGTAGACGTCTACCGCCTTCATGATGTCGGCGCCAGCTTGCCGGGCGCTGTAGAACACCGACTCGTCCTGCACATCGTTAACCGATGCGGCTACGACGGTCGCCAGCTTGTCTCGTGCGCTCATTACGTCACCTCCGGGTCGATGAGGTCGGCGGCTGCGGCCATGACGCCTGCCGCCCTCATGTATGGGTCAAAGCGGTGCCCGGTAGGGGACTCCAATACATAGAAGCGGGACTCCTCCCGGATTTTCTCGGCCAGTCCGCGAGCGTAGGTTTTCAGTGCCGCCTCAACCTGGGCGAAGCTGGGGCAATCGGCCAGGGCGATGAATGCCTTGTCGTATACGGGGTCGCCGGTCAGGTGCTCGGCGTACACCTCGGGATACATCTCAGGGGCGCCCATCACGCCACCTCCGGGTCGATGAGGTCGGCCTTGGCAGCGACGACGAGCAGCCGTCGGCCGATGCGGTCGAAGATGGCGTCATCCATGCTGCCGCCTTCGGGCTTGAAGAATTCGGCGAGGGCGAGGAGTTCCTCGTCGGTGAAGTTGACGGTGTTCACAGCAGCACCTTCCCCTCTGAGGCGACTTTCGCGGTTGACGGGGTCATTGCACCACCACCGAAAGCGCCCAGCCGAATACGAGGGCCAGGGATACGACGCCGAGGGCGAAGGCAACGGCTGGCTCCACAAAGGCCGCGTACAGCAGGGCAATAACCCCGGGTATCCCGATGAGCGCAATGAGCACCCAAGCGAATATGGTCATGTACTCGTTTCTCTTTCGGTTGGGGCCGGCCTGTGTACGATCAGACGCATGGCTGACATTTGATCCCTCACCGCTGCTTGATGCGATCAGGGCGTGGGAGGTGCTGAACGCGGAGTGGTCCGAGGTCCGCGACGCCCACCGCGACGAGGACGGGCACGAGGACGACCCGACGCTCATGGACAAGAAGGTCGTCGAGTATTTCGACACCTTCTGGGACACCGCGGACGAGATCAGGGCCGAAGCCTCCAGGCTGCTGGCTGCTCTCGGCATCGAGGCCGCCCGGTGAGGATCGAACTGCGGAAGGCGTCGTACCAGGTCACCTTCGAGGCCCTGGACTGGCTGTGCGTTGCCGAACGCATGGAGGACTGGTCGATGTGCCACCCGTGGCCGGAGGCGCACGACGCTGGCCGCCTGGCGGTCGCTGCCTGGGCGCGGGCCATGTACGACGGGGCCGCCATCAGCCACCACCAGCGGTTCACGCTGACCATGCCCCGAGACTGGGCGGTGTGGCTGTGGCAGATCCTCGCCATGCCGCCGCACGACGAGTTCCCGTGGGAGCTGGCGCCGCAACTACTCGGCCAGATCAAAGCCCAGAACCGGCAGCGCCAGTAGCCGCTACGCTGTACGGGGGCTACCGGGATACGGACACTGGGCGGTTGGTGTGGGGCGCAGGATTGGGCCGGTCGGATACTGTGACACGTGCGGCCGGGCATGCTGGAAGGACGGCAGCGACTTTCAGGAATGGAACGCCGTCATGGCGAACGGCAGGCTGGCCGGGTACCGCTGCCCTGGCTGCCAGTCGCCCGAGGACCACGTCGAGGCCGAGGTCAACAACACGTTGATCGACTACGGGCGTGCCGTGGCCGACGGACGCGGTCGGCTCATCGCCCCGACCGTGTCCTTCGAGCCGCTGTCTCGCTGAGAGGGTCAGTCCCACATCGAGCCCAGGTGCTCAGCGAACAACCGCATCGCCTCACGCGCAGCCTCGTACTGCACCAGCTCGTCCTCAAAGCTGAGCCCGGGATCGAACTTGCCTTCCGCGTACGCGAGTAGCGGCCCCGCAATGCGGTCGAGGATGTCGTCCCACTCCTGCTCGGTGACCTCAACAGGATGGCTGTGCTTGACCTCCTTGAGATGCTGGACGCCGGCCCCGACGACGCCGGCAATGTAGGTGTCCAGCGACCACAGGTCGCGTTCGGAGTAGCCGCGCCGGGCCCGCTGCCACGCCCACACCGGCTCCAAGCGCACGGCACGCCACACATCGCCGGCACGCCGCCAGACCCGCCCCCAACGGCACCGCCACGGGTGCTCCGACCGCCACCGGTCCGCCTCGGCCATGAACCCGTCCAGGGGCGTGTGGTCACCCATCGGCGGCCCGCTTCAACGCGAGAATAACGTCCTCGGCGGTCCGCTCAGGAGCGTCATTCCACGCCGGAAGGACGACACGAGGAATGACCTCGCTGGCGGCCTTCTCGACCAGGCCGGCGGCCTCGCAGTACAGTTTGCCACTGACGGCTTCGCCTGAGGCGCTGCTGGCGATGGCCCGCCGAAGAGCGCCAAGCGCACACACCGGCCCCGTCTTCGGATCGTCCCGGAAAAAGTCGCCCTGGTGCCAGCCGTCACGCTCGATGATGCGGGCCGCTTCCCGCAGGATATTCCTGATTTCTTCCTGGTTGCTCATTCCGGAGCCCTCTCTACGATGGTCCAACTTCCGTCGGTGTCTTGGGTGATCCACACGGCGTCGAAGCGTTGCCCGGCCCCGGTGTGGACGACGACGGCGGCGCCGTCGACAGTGACCTCGACGCCGCCCGTGTCGGTGTCGGCGATGCTGTCGCGGAGGGTTTCGGCGGCGGGCCGTGGGTCGGGGGCGTGGTCGTCGCCGGGTCCGGGTGGTGGGGCGGTGGCGATGACGAGGCCGGCGACGGCGAGCTGCGTGGCGGTGAGGGCGGCTCTAAGGAAGATCATGGTTTTGCTGCCTTGGCGCAGGATCCGACGTCACAGTTGCCTGCTGTCCGGTGCCCGTTGGGGAATAGGGCGTCATGCGCTTCCGCATGGGTGACTTCGATGTCGTCGATGAACCAGCGGGTGTTCATCTTGTTGTTGTTCGCGGCCTCCGCAGAGATCTTGACGCCATCGTGGTATGTCGTTCCGTACTTCCAGTGGGCGTAGCCGCAGGTTGATAGCCAGGGTGGAGCAAAGGTGGTTCTGAGAGGTTCGGGGTGCCCGTAACAGTCGCAGGGAGCGGGCACCAGTTCCGGCTTGATAGCGGTGATGCTCATAGTCCTTCTCGCCATTCTTCGAGCTGCCGCTCCCACTGTGAGCACAGGTGGGCGGAGGTGCCGCCGTGGCAGTGTTCGTCGCCTTCTGGGTAGCGGCTGTGGATGTGTTGGCCGGCGAGGATGCGGGCGTCGCGCTCGGTGTCACTCATGCAAGATCCCGGTTGCGGCCCTTCAGCGCGTACAGTTCGACCATGCGTCGGGCCGCGCTGTCATCCATCTCGTAGAAGAGGCGGGTGGCCTCGTCCGGGGTGAGGCCGAGGATTATCCGGGCGCTCTCCTCGTAGCCGCCGTTGAGGTTGAAATGGTACTTGTCGTGGGTGTAGAGCACTTCCTTGCGGGTCGTGTCAATGTCCTGGTGCGGCTTGTGGAAGTGGAGCGCCCAGCCTGCGACGCACCGTTGAGTGCCGCAGGTGGCATAGCTTTCCCAGTCCCGTTGGGCGTGTGTTTCGGGATGTAGCACAAACTGGTCGCGGATCTTCTGGAAGAGTTCCTGGTTGATTTCGGGTTTAGTCATTGTTTCCTCCTCGGTTTGCGGATGCGTTCGACGGTTCGCGGGTTGATGCCGAGCTCGGCGGCGATGTCCGTGTCGCCCAGGCCGTCGGCGATGAGTTCGCGTACGGCGGCGGCGTGCGGTTCCCACGGGGGCGCCTGCGGGTTTCGGCGCCGGTACTCCCGGTGGGCTTCGCGGCATGGCCCGCAGGCCCTGACCGTGCCCAGTTCGGGGTCGGGAAACTCGTGTTTCTCCCGGTAGTGGATCTGGTAGCCCTGCTCGGTGCCGCATGCCCCCGTCCACTCTGGGATGGCATCGGGCTTGTGGATCTCGGCCAGTTCCCAGCAGCCGAGCGGCGCCCAATGCTTCTGCACCGACCGCGTCTTGTTGGTCTTTTGTGCCGTTGTGCAGACGCCGTAGTCCCCCGGGCTGGCCGCGTCCAGCTTCTCCGCCGCACGCAGAAAACGCTCGTACGTCCACGGCTTCATGCCCTGCCAGTTCCGGTTCGTGCCCGACGTCAGCGAACGCATCGACTCCTCGGACATCCCGGCATGCTCGGCTATGACCCGCGACGTGAACCCCTTCGCGATCAGGCCGCGGGCCATGCGCTGAGCACCGAGGAACCGGTCCTCGTCAGTAACCCGCTCGTCCTCGGGGACGGTGACCGCCAGCACCTTCGCCAGATGGTCCCGGTGCACCCGCACACAACGCCCCTCCAGGTGGTCGTGTACGAACGTGGGGCTCATCCCGATACGCTCCGCGATCACGGTACGAGGCCACCACCGCTCCAGGAACCGCAGGTGTTCCACGAGCTGGTCGTTGGGCACGTACTGATCGATACCCCTGGCGCGCATCAGGTCGAGTTCCTTACGCCGACGCGCCCACCCCTCCTTCCGCATTCGGATCGCCTCCTTCCTCCAGGGCCTGTCACCGGTCCTCCGCGGCCCGCTTCATAGCGAGGATCACGTCCTCAGCCGTCGTAGCCTCGTGGTCGTTGTAAATGGGTATGAGCTGGGCGCTGTCCACCCAGCGCTTCCAGGCGTAGGGAATGCGCGGGTCGTCGTCCCGCGAGCGCAGGTGGTCGGCCAGCTGCCCCACGGCGGCGCCGTACGCAGCGATCCCATGCCTCAGGCCGGTGCGGCGCAGCGCCCCCAGCGCACACACCGCCGGCAGATCGGCATCGGGCGACCAGGATTCGAGCCGGCCCTTGCAGTGCCCGTGCTCGGCGATGTAGTCGGCCGCGTCACGCAGGATCTGTCGTACGGTGTCGTCGGTCATCGGTGACCTCCTCGATGGCTAGCCATGTGGTCGGCGAGGGCGTCGTCGCACCTCTCGCAGCGGGGCGCCGACGGCGGCGCCGGAATGCCCAGCAGCCAGGCACCGCACAGCGCGATCGTGCCGTCGTGGGAGCATCCGGGGCACACCCAGTGCCCCGGCGGAAGGGCGGAGTCCACGCCCTTGCTCGCGGTTTCAGTCGTCGTAGTCGTCATCGTCGTCCTTGGGCTTGCAGATGTTGCAGCCGTTCATGTACGGGCACTTGTGCACCGCGGCCATGTCAGGCTTGGGCGGCAGTAGCGGCCCCTTCTCGCCGCCGCCCTGGCACATCAGCGTCGACGACGTCGACTTGGAGGCCAGGTGCGGCAGCAGGACACCCGCTTCGTCTGCGGGTTCGAGGCGGGCGCAGGAAGAGCAGTAGCGCCATTCGGTTCCGACATCGGCTGGTGGCTGGGGTTCGACGGTGGGTTCGGGCCGGGCTGGTTCGTCGGGCTGGCTCACGATGGTTCGGGGACGGGCCGCCAGGGTCGGGCATGCTGCTTCTTGCATCCGCAAGCCCGTACTTCGACCAGGGGGGAGCCGAGCCGCGCCTTCGGGTCGTAGCACACGTAGAGCTGGAACCAGACGTGCACATGCGTCTTGGGGGTGGTCACCGCTTCACCGCCCTTCGGTTCCCGGGAATGTCCTCTACCGGGCGCGGATGGCCGCAAACGCAGCACCAGTCCATCGCGATCACCCGCGGTGCCCGCGCCGCTTCGGAATACCAGTAATGCCGAAACGGCGGGCATTTGCGTTCCTCCTCCATCACAATCCTTCCTCTCCGAACTCCATGACGTGACGAAGAAACCACCCCGCGAACCACATCCACCCGGCCGTGAACACGAGCCGCCCGCCACGGGTGTGCAGGAACATCGCACGGCGGGTAGTTCGCGACAGCGTGTAGTCCAGGCGGGCCTTGCGGATCGCCCACAGCTCGTAGCCGATACCAGCAGCGAAGAGGCCGCCCCACACGGCGTCGCCGCGGTGCATCAGTGCTCCGATGCGGCGTCGACGCCGTGATGATGCGCGGCAGATTCGTACCTGGCCTGGGCGGGGATCGGCAGATTATTGCAGCAGCGTTTACCGTACACGTCATCCTGTGAGAGGGTGCGCGCGGCCCGCAAACGGGCGGCGAGTTCCTCGTCACTCATCTCAAGGAGTCTTGTCATCGAATTCACCTCCGTCCGAAAAGCGGGGGCATGGCAGCAGCAGTGACTTGGATTTTGAGGATTTCGAAAGCCTGCTCCTCGGTGAATCCAGCTTCGACATATGCCTGGTACAGCTCGTGTGCCTGCGCGGCGGCCATAGCCAGGTCGGTTATCGGGTCAATCGGCCCCGTCATTCGGGTTCACCTCCCTTCGCGCGGGGGAAGTTCTCGGCGTCGTCGGCCGGCAGTTCGGGCACGACGTAATCGGGGACGTGGTGGCCTGCCGCCTCGTGCTCGGCCAGATGGTCGACCATGCCCTGTGTGCAGTGCGCCCTGAAGCTCCCGGGCAGGATGCGGCCGACCGGCATCAGCGCACATAGGCAGCATTCGAGGTGCCCGCTGATGTCCATGAAGACGTAGACGTCGGAGCCGCTCTGGCCGAGGCGTGCGTAGCTCATCGGGGGAGGCTGCCCTTGCGCTTCATCACCTTCATGGTTTCCTCGATGGCCCTCTCGAACGCGCGCCCGCTGTCGCAGGCCGCGTCGCTCTGGGGCTTGGACTGTATCTGGACGCCGATCAGCGGCCCGTTACTGAGCTCCCCGCCGGTCTTCAGGTACTCCTCGAACCGCCGGGCGGACGCGACGACGTCGCTGGACACCGCTCGGCTGCCGAAGGTGCTGGCGGCCAGTTCGAGGGCCCACGCGCGTCGCTGTTCTTCGTGAGACCGGGAGTTGCTGGGGTATTCGTACATATTCAGTTGTCCTTCTCGTTCCATGGGTGCACACCGTTGATCCGGAGGACATCGTCGTCGCACTGAATGACCAGCTCGACCGTGTCGAGTTCTCCCGCGCGTACGTGCTGGCTGTATCCGCTGATATGGTCGGAAAGATCGTGGCCGGCTACCGAGATCACATCGTTGGTCGCCAGCCTCAGCGAGTGCGGATTGTGCTTCCGCGTCACCCTTGTCACCGATTCGCCGCCTGCATCAACCCTGATCGGCTGGTCGTTGAGCCCGTTATGGCGCTTGTCTATCTGGATGATGCTGCCGTCAAACAGCGTCAGCCGGCACTCATAAATCTCCCCAACCCGGGCGTCGATGCTCCACCGAGTGCAGTGATCCGAGATGTCGGTCCACTCTGTCGAACCTGTCGCCTTGATTGCGATTTGCGAATTGTTTACCGCGCACTTAGCCATATTCAGTTGTCCGTTCTGTTCTCTTCCAGCTCCAGCGCCTTACGCAGGAAGTGGATCGCCTTGCGCAGGTCTTCAGCGGCGGGGCCCTTGCGTCCGGCTCGCAAGATGTACTTCAGAGCCGAGCCCCGGTAGTAGTCCAGCCCGAACGCGTCGACCACATCCCACGGCTCCATGCCCTTGCCGCGGTAGTGCTCGGGGGCGGTCTCGGGGCTCGATGCGGCGGCGCCGTTGTCCAGGGCGGCGAACGGCTCGGTGTAGGGGGAGGGGGAGAGCTCGTGCGCCCAGTCCTTGAAGGCGCCGTTGGCGTGCGGGCCGTCATGCCCTTCTGGCTTGTCGCAGCGGCCCATCGCGGGCAGCTTGAAGGGGCAGCGGCTCATCCGCTGCTCCAGACCTGCGATTCGAGCTGGCCGTTGACGTACGTCGAGTTGGGGCCGGTGTAGGTGACCGTGTACTCCGTCAGGCCGGGGGTGAACTCCTTGAAGGCGCTGAACGGGGGCGTCACGTCGATCGCCTCACGGGTCACCTCTTCGGTGATGCTCCCGGCCCCGGCGTCGCGCAGGGCGAGCATGATGCCGCCCCGGACCAGAAGCTGAAGACGGCGGTGCGCCTCGCGGAGGTTCGACAGCTCCCTGCGGTTCCCGGCGGAGTCGAGGCCGAGGCGCTCGACCTTCCTCTCCAGCTCCTGGATTCGGTAGTCCTTCGACGACGTCCAAGCCCGCCACTTCGGGCACGGCCACTCGTGACCGCAGCCGTAGCACTCGCCGGTCAGGCCATGCTCATCATCCTCGTGCTCAAAGTGCCCCTTCGGTTCTTTCACGGCCACCTCCGCTTCTTCCTGGTCAGATGCCACGCATCACACGCCGAGCAGTAGTACGTCGACGACTCGGAGCGCCCCATCTTCCAGAGCTTCAACAGCGTCGCCCGCGCTTCGAGCCGCGTCGGGTACGACCTCTTCGCGCACTCGCTCACCAGGGCCGCCACACGAACCTCACCTTCCCGTCGGCACCGATGACCTTCACCCGCTGCATCGGGGATACCTGAGTCGGACCCTTCTTCTTTTTCTTCCGGCCCTCGCCCTCCGCCGGCTTCTTCGGCTTCGGCGGAGTCACAGGACTTGCCTACCGGTGAAGTGGTTGACAACGACTCGACTGAAGGCGTCGGCGCTGCTGCGCATTGCACGTTGCATCGCGATAGCCGTGCCGACCGCGGCGTTGCGCTTGTCGCCCTTGCGGCGGCGGGCGACGCCCATGCCGATGACCGCACCTGTCTCGTCGATGATCTCGACGCGGGTGGTGGTGCCGTCCCTGACGAGCTCGACTGTCAGGGTTTCCTCGTGGTAGTCCAGTTCGGGGTTCATTCAGTGCTCCTTTACGGGGGGTGTTATCGGGTTCCGTTGGCGTAGGCTTCGATGCGGGCCAGCGCCGTACGCCGGTTATGGACTCGGGCCAGGACGGTACCGAGGAAGAGACCGAGGATGAACGAAGCGGTCAGGTCACTCACCGCCTCACCTTCCTTTCGCTTGTGTGGTGGTAACTCCGTGGTCCCGGCGGTTGCTGCGGGACCACGTGCCACAGGCTCTGCACCGGTAGCGTTGGAACCGGCCTACGCCGGTAAGGGCGAAACCGCGGCGCTCCAGGTCGACGCCACCACAGTTGGGGCACACGTCGCCTTGGCCGGTGTACAGGCCGTGGTGCGGATGGTTGTCGATCCAAGGCCGCACCTTGTCGTAGATCTCTTCCAGGAGCCGTACGTCACGGACGTTGTATCGGCGCATCTGCGCCCACGCCTTGGGGTCGCCGGCAAGGCATTTGATCCACAGCTCGTGCCCGTCGTGCTTCACTTTCCCGGCTAGGCCGAGGCGCTCCGACACATAGGCCAGCTTGTTGGACGTGAAGTTGAAGTTCCCCTTGATGACCTTGTACAGGTCGATGCTTTTGTACGGGGCCGGCGGGGTGAGCCCGGCGAGAATGAACTCGGTGTTGAGCCTAGGCAGGTCGAAGCGGTCGCCGTTGAAGTGCATGACGACGTCGGCCTCGTCCAACAGGGCGTGAGCGGCCCGAACCATACCGTTGTGGGTGTGCTCGAACTCGCTGTAGAAATGGACCTTGCGTTCATCCATGAACTTCGCCGCGAAGCAGATCGTCCGGGGGTGCTCGATAATCTGGTTGATCGCGACGTTCTGCTTGAAGAGGGCCCAGGCGTGGGCGACGACCGGACTGGTTTCGATGTCGAGCGACAGGATCCGAGGGCCGGTGTTATCCATATTCAGTTATCCGTTCTGCTGCCGTCCTCACAGCCCCCCGCAGTTCGGACAGTCGATCATCATGCAGAAATCGAGTCCGTGCTGAAGCTGGAAAGCGGTGCAGCCGTAGACGATGCGCTCCAGCGCGCTGAACCGTCCGTCGCGGCGGACGGCCTGCCGGATCAGGTAGTCGAGTACGCCGTCGTCGTCACCCGGCAACGCGAGGTCCCTGATCCTCCGGCCGTTCAGGACCTTGCGCATGGCGCCAGCACCGCCCCTCGTCGATCGCGTACCGAGTCCACCGCCCCGGCTTCCGCCTCACTCCGCAGCGGCAGGTCGGCCCCGGCGACACCGCCTGAGCCCACAGGCCGGGGCGCCACCGGGCGATGTCGGCGCGGATCCGCTCCACGACATCCGGCTCCAGCTCGCCGGCGGTGACGCGTTTCGCCCTGGTCATCAGATGCTCGTCAGCCAGGCGACCAGCTCGATGACGCCCCAGATCACGGCGGCCGTCAGAGCGGCGTGCAGGAGGAAACCGATACTTCCGGCACCGGTCATCGCAGCCTTGACGGCCGTATCGAGTCGGCGGGTCACGAGTCGAACCCGAAGACGATGCGGGCTTCCTGCCCTGCGGTCTTGGCCCTGGCGTACTCCACCCAGGCGAGGAACGCCGTGCAGCTCTCCCGGAGCGGACGTGACCAGTAGACCCGGACGTGGGTCCAATCCTTCGTTGCCAGCAGATCGGCGTCGCTCCGCTGGTCGATCGCAACCACGTCGCGGCCGTAGATCCCACCGCACCAGCCGCCGGCCGGCGGGAACACGGGATCCCAGGACTCGTACTCCTCGCGGCTGATGTAACCGCACTCCTTGAGCTCCTGGTCCCAGCCCTTCCAGTCCGCAACCTCGTCGAGGCCGAGCCAGGAGAACGAGTGATCGCCGAGCCACGCTTCATCCTCGTCGTCGCCGTAGCCGAGGATCCACCGCACTTGCTTGAGACTGAAGTCGTCGGGCCACCCTCGCGGTTCGGCGATGGGCGTGATCGGCGTGTGGGTTGGGACTCTGGCGAAGCCGAAGCCATTCCGGACGTCGGCCAGGGCGGCGAACAGCCGGTAGTTGCGGCCGTCCTCCATCCGGCATTCGGTATACCAGCTCTGTCCGTCGCGGTACCGCGACTGGAGCACGCCGTGGATGTCGGTTCCCATGGGTGGCCTCTATTCTGTTGTGGTGGTCACGACGACCCCCCATCGCCGCTGTCGCTCGCGTCCTCCTGATGAAGCAGCCAGTGGGCGAGGATGAGGACGTCGCGCGGGTCTACGTCGTATGACGACGGCCAGGACCGCTCGGTGAGCGCCTTGTGAGCCGTCTTCCAGATGTCCAGTCGCTCGGCCGCCGCCACCATCGGATCGCAGTCACGGCAGTGGCACTCGTGATGCGTCTTCTCGTATTCGTGAGGCATCCGCGACCCCTATTCGGTTATGAGAGGGGGTGGGGCGCCCAGCCACTAGCGCCCCACCCCGGTCTTTTGGTGTCACCCCACCCACGGCCAGTCGGCGTTACGCCCGGCCTCCAACAGCGGAATCATGCGGAACGCCGCATCCGACAGCCCACCGAACGTGTACCGGTTCCCGCTGCCCGAACGGCCGTGCCCCACCCGGTAGCCGGCGAGGTTCCAGGTGTACAGCGGCACGCTGTCCGGCAGAACGTCATCGACACTGCCGTAGTAGGAGGGGTACGCCTGCTCGTCGGTGACGATGACGACACGGTCATGGCCCTGGAAGTGCTGCCGCACCGCCTCGACGGTGTTCGTGCCGCCCATGTTCCTGTATCGCTCGATCGCCTTCAGCACCGATATCCCGCGCGGCAGGGTGATCTCCTCGCTGAGGCTGCCGTACTGGACGAGCGTCGCGTTCTCGGCCCGCACCGCCACCGCAGTACCGAACACCGCGGCCGTGTCAGCGAAGGTGAGCTGCGACTGCTTCGACTGCGCCCAGAACATCGAAGCCGACCGGTCGACCAGGACGAGAGTCCGGCCGCGAAGCCGGGGCACATTCGCCAGCGACAGGTTCAACGCCTTCTCCAACGCCCACGACCAGCGCAGCGAAGGCGCCGCACGGTACGCCGACAAGAACCGCATCGGAAACTGCTGCGACCGCTCCACCTCGCCCGGGTCACCGATGCGCGCAGCGACCCCGGCGGCGACCGTGTCACTGACGCCGGCCTCGTCGAAGTTCCGCAGGTTCCGCAGCAGCGCCATGTACCCCATCGACGGGATCATGGCCTCCCACAGGGCGGCCTTGTCGACCTTCGAGCCGACCGCGGACAGGGCGTCCTCCCACGTCATACCCGCCTGGGCGAGGTGAGTGGCATTGAGGGCGATCTCCGGCTCCTCGCCGGCCTTGTCGCGGAGCCAGGCGTTGTGCCGGATCATCTCCAGCGACTCGGGCGGCGGATCCTCCCGCTTGTGGCGGCGGTCGATGGCGTACCGGAACAGATCGCTCTGCCACGGCGCCTTCGGTGTCGGGTGGACGAGCTCGATGACGTCGGCGAAGCGGTAGGCGTGGGACGCGGTGTCGTACTTCAGCAGCGATCGTTCTCCGTACAGACGCTGGACGGCGTCGGCGAGGCCGCGCTTCACCGGCATCGGCAGGGCCCGCCCGTACCGGGAGTGCCAGTAGGCGAGGAGTTCGCCGGGCTCGTCAGGCCGCTTGCACACCATGTCGATGATCTGCCGGTTGTCGCCGTGGATGCCCTTGTCGAGACGCGCCTTGACGTACTCGGCCGCTCCGATCAGGGAGGCGGTGCGCATGCCGGCGCTGCTACGGAGCCAGGTCAGCAGCGACACGGTCCAGTCGGGGTCGGTGACGGCGAGGTGGCGGATGAGCTGCTGGTATCGGTTGTCCCGCTCGCCGCCGGTCTCGTAGAAGGCGTCCTGGCTGACGAGGTTTGCTACGGCGAGGAGGAACAGCTCGGACTTTTCGTCGCGGTGGTAGCCGCTGCCGCCCTCGTGGGTGAGGGCCTGGGTGGTGGTTGTGATCGGGGACTGTCCGGCGGCCTTGGCGCCACGGTGGTTGAATCGGGACATGCGGGGGTTCCTTTACGGGCAGGGGCGCAGCAGAAAGGGCGCCCGACGGGGGGCGCCCTTGAGAAGAGGGGGGTCGCGAGAACAGGTGCGGCTTGCCGGGGATATTTCACCCAAAGAAGTACCCGGCTGCCTTCGCAGCGCGAACCAGAAGAGGTTGATGCCAGAGAACCAGGGCGGCGACGGTAACGTAAGTGCTCTACCAACTGAGCTACGCCAACCAGGGGCTGGCGACGGGACTCGAACCCGCGACCACTCCATTAACAGTGGAAGTAACCGTCTCCTGCGCAACTGGCATCAAAGCCATGCGCAACCAGGGAACAAGATCGGCAACGGTACGGTTTCATCTTCAGCAAAATGAAGTAACCGGCACCTTCGCAACTGGTTGCGATGTCCAAGAATGCCCCATTCGGTCGGGGCTGTCAAGGGGGCTATTCGTCGCCGTCCACGAAGCCGAGCTCACCGAGCTCGTCCGAGAGGGCGTCGTACGCCGCCCTCTCCTCCGCCTCCGCATCATGCAGGGCCGCGGCCAGCACCTGCACCTTCTCGTACGCGGCCCGCGCCTTGTCCGCCTTCGCCCGCGCCTTCCGGTAGCGGCTCAGCGGGTCCGGCTTGCGGACCCGGCGCTGGGTGGCGGTCGTCTCGTCGGTCATCGCGGGTCTCCTACTTGAACGGGTTGTCGGGATAGACGGCCGCTATCTGCTTCGCGGTCGCCGCGTCGAGCGTGGCGGCGTTGCCGATGCCCTTGCCCACCAAGAAGGCGACGAGCTCTGGGTCAACAGCAGGCGCAGCCGTCGCAGGGGCAGGCGCCGTCACAGCGGACGGGGGCGCAGGAGGGGCAGCCGCCGGAGGAGGGCTGACGTTCATCCCCGCCCACGGATCCGGGCCGGAGTCCATCAGGCCCTGCTGCGGCGGCTCGTACTTCGCTTCGTAGTTCTTCGCCGGGTAGCCGCGGCCCTGCTGGCACTGCGGCCCGCAGCCGTACTCGGGCTTCGTACGATGCGGCTGGCTGTGATCGTTGCTGGTGTACGTCAGGGTCAGCCGCCCGCCCCGCTCCATGCGCTTGACGCCGGCCGCCTTCACGGCGTTCACCACCGCGGCCTTCGAGCGGAACTTCAGATACACCGAGCGCATGCCGTCGTCGTCCGGCGCCTCACGCAGCTCGGTCTGGAGGTCGACGCGCCACTGCCACTTCGGATTGCCGTCCGGCCAGGTCAGCAGATCGCCGGTATCGAAGTCGCGCTGCTGCATCTTCACCGGGTTGTCCACCGACACAATGCCGGTCACGGAGATCGGCGGAGTCCCGTCGAACGAGAACGACTTGCCGCCTTCCTCCATGAAATCGGCTTCGTAGCCGGGCTGGTTGGGGGTTGCCATGCGGGGTTCCTCTGTTCTGTTGGGTGTTCGGTTATGACTGATGGCCGTTGCAGCCGCTCTTCGTCTTGGTGTGCCAGCTACAGAATTTGCAGTCATCGGCCGTGGGGAAAGCGAGAGCGAGGAGCCGCTTGTTGGCTTCGCCCCTCCCGTTCCCGACGGTGCCAATCTGCTCCGCGATCCGGTCGACTCGCGCCAGGGCGTCGAGCGCCACCTGCTCCGAGTACGGCTCCGCCCAGACGTATAGCGAGTTCAGCGACTGAGCTTCGGCGGGCATCCCGATGATCGCCACGTGCTCGATGCGTTCACCGGCCCGCGTCGCCCCGAGCCCGTAGCAGTGGGCCTGAATCCGGTAGCGGGGCGGCGGCCCGTCGAGGCGGAGCTTGGAAAGGCTGGACGATCCGAGGAGCTTCCAGTCCCCGACCATCAGCAGCGTCCGGTCGAGCCAGTCCAGCGTGCCGCCGGGCACACGCTCGGAGGGTAGCGCGACTCGCATCTCCGTGGCGTACCGGCCGGAGTTGGCGTTCGCCCAGTCGATCATTTCCGCCAGGCCGCGATGGATCTGGGTACCCTTCCAGGACGCCCAGTTGTCGCCGCCCGGATTGACGGCCGGCATACCCATGAGCGACATCGCGAGCCGCCGGTCGCAGGGGGTGCCGATCTCAGAAGGCCCCAGATGCTTCTGCTGGGACCGGTCTAGTCGGTTGGTGTACTGGAAGAACAACTCGCGGATCCGCCCCGCGAGCTCGGCGGCGAAGCCCTCCATCGGCTCCGACTTGCGGCGGGGCGGCGGGGTGTCGTCCCGGTAGAAGTCGTCCGGATCGTCAGGGGTCATGTCGCGTCTCCGTTCATCTCGCCCCACAGCCGCATCACTTCTTCCCGGAAGTAACGCCGGTGACCGCCAAGGGTCTGGACGCTGCGAAGCTTCCCCGCCGCAGACCAGCGCATAATCGTCCTCGTGTCGACACCAAAGAGCCGAGCCGCCTCCGCAGGCCGCATGAACTTGTCCTCGTTCGCCACGCGTTACCTCCTCTCGGCGGGGCCGAACATCAACAGCATGCGGTCCAGGAGATCCCCGGTCCCTTTCGGCACGTACGCTGACGGGAAGGTCAGCGGGGTTTCCACCGCATAGCGTCCACTACCGGCGTCTGCCCATGCGAACATGTCAGCCAGTCCAGCGTGAATGCAGGTCCCGACAAACCAGGCCCATCCGTCTCCACCCGGATTGACCCTCGGCATCCGCATGAGTGACATCGCCAGTCGACGGTCACACGGTGACCCGATCTCGGAAGGCCCAAGTGCGGTCTGCTGGGAACGCTCTTGCCGGTTGACGTACCCATGAAACATCTCCTTGAGCCGCGCCGTTACTTCCTTGCCGAGGTCGGTCATCGGCAAGGCCGCGGGCCGCCCTTCTGGGCCTGCCGGACGGGAGAACATGTCGACGGCGACAGGAGCGGGGTGGGAGAAGGTAACGCCGACGTTAGTATCTTCGCCGGTAGTGTCCGGGACGACTGTCCCGGAGGCGTCGCAGTAATCGCGGCTGTCACCGTGCCCACCGTGGTCGGGCTTCTTGTGCTGTCGGTACCTACCCGTCTGGGTCGGTTTCGTCGGCTTGTCGCAGACGTGGCATCGCATCGGGTTCCTTGTTCTGTTGTCTGTTCAGTTGTTGGTAGGGCGGATCGTTCAGGTAGGCGATGCACCGCTGGAAGAAGGCGGGGTCGTCTCGGGCGTGACCAAGAAGTGAGTTGCATGGGCGACAGCACAAACCTCGCACAGCCCCTGTTGCGTGATCATGGTCCACAGATAGACGTCTGCTAGCACCAGTTGCTCTGCGGCACAGCGCACACAAACCGCCTTGGAAACGGTATAGGTCTGCATACTCGCCCTCCTTCAGCCCGTAGACCCCCTGGACGTGTTTCTCGTGGGCGGCCAGGCGGCGGCGCTTCAGCTCCTCCCGCCAGTGCGTAGCGCAACGAGGACCGGGATTCAGGGCGGGGCGCGTGAGCCGCGGCGGCGCCTCCGTTCGCGTCCCCGCATGATAGGCGTCGAATTCCGCCAAACAATCCTTGCAGCACTTGGAGAAATCAGTCACGAAACGGCTCACTCTCCGTCCCCCGCTCGTACACGACCCCACGCCACAGGCAGGTGATGACGATTCGCTCGGCAGGGGCGACGACGAGGGCGATCCGCCCAGCCGCCCAGACCTCGCAGTTGTCCGGATATCCAGATCCGCTCGGCTGCGTCACAGCCGGGTCGGCAAGGGTTCGCCGGATCTCGTCGGGGTCGAGGGCCATGTCGAGGGCCCGGTCCACGGCATGCGTGGACAGCTTCCAGCCGTCGACCACGTCACAGCTCCTCTACCTCTGCTACCTCCCAGCCGGTGAAGACCTCGCGGTCGCCCTTGCGGATGGTGAGCTTTCCGGTGTCCGTCCAGGCAAAGCGGCGCAGGTCGGCTATACCGCGGGCGGCGACGAGCAGCGCCCACCGCCGGATCTCCTCGTACCGGCCCACCCGTATCGGGTGGCCGTGAAACAGCGCAACGGTCACGGCTCCTCCTCGGGGCCACGGCAGCAGCGGCAGGGGCCGTCTCCCCAATCATCCAAAGTCTCGACGTCGACTTGGCACGGGCAGTAACGGCGGTGCAGAGCCTCCAGCACTCTTGCGATCAGGGCCCTCATCAGAACACCTCCAGGATGGTTACGAGGGCCAGCGCCAGGCCGGCCCCGGCGGTGGCCGCCGCCAGCAGCAGCAGTGCGGCGATCAGCACCGCCAGCACCGCCGCCGCCGTACGGCTGATCCAGGCCGCTACCGGTCCGGCGGTCATCTCCTTCTCCAGACGCTGCGAGAGTCGGATGAATTCGTCGTCGCCGTTCATGCGGGCACCGGTTCTGCCGGGGCCTCGACCGGGGCCTCTTCGGGGAAGGGCTCGAATTCGACCTCTTCCTGTTCCTCACCGATGTCAGCCATGATCGCTCCCCTTCCCGTGATGCTCGTTGTAGTAGGGATCGCGGCCCGTGCAGATGCGGTTCAGATTCCATATGGACCATGCCAGCAGGACCGCCCAGAAGATCGTGAGGAGGGTGTTGCCTGCGACGATGTTGGCGGCCATGAATGCGAGGGCAACCGCCAGCAGGAAGAACTGGTAGCCCTTCGAGCTGAAGATGCGGTGAAAGCGTTCCATGCGGCGCTACTCCTCCTGGTCGTTGCGGGTGGCCGTTCGTTCCGCCTGAATCTGTTCGCGGCGCTGGCGTTGCCGGGCGCGTCGCTGCCGGTCTTGGCGTTCGGCGTCGGCGGCGTTGGCGTGGTCGGGGATGCGGCCACGGACGGGCTTTTGCCGGTACACGTGCGTGGGGATCACGGCACACCTCTGATCTGGTCGGGGTTGCCGGCGACGACAATCCACCCTTGGTCGGTCATGGCTGGGAAGTTTTGTCGCCAGTGGTGTGCGCAGTAGTCGAGGGTTCTCGTCTCGCGGACGCCGTGGCCCATGTCGGTCCATCTGCGTACCCGGTAGGTGGCGGTGACGCCGCACTGGTCGCACCGGTCGGCAGCCGTGAGTTTCTCCATCGTGGCGGCGCCCTTTCCGGCTGGGTGACGGCGACGAGCCTCTTCAACGGCTTCGGCCAGGAGGGGCACGAGGTCGCCGTCGGGGTTCTGGGGCGACCAGGGGGCACTGGCAGTCATGCCGGCACCTCCCCCAGTACCGACGCCCACGGCCCATAGAGGGCGTTGAAGTGTTCTTCCGAGATGAGGTCCCGAGCAACAAGCGCCCTGGCGGCAATCCCGGCGACATCCCGGGCGGCATCCCGGGCGGCAATCCCGGCGACATCCCGGGCGGCATCCCCGGCGGCATCCCGGGCGGCAGCCCTGGCGGCATCCCCGGCGGCAGCCCAGGCGACATCCCAGGCGGCAGCCCTGGCGGCATCCCCGGCGGCAACCCCGGCGGCAACCCCGGCGGCATCCCGGGCGGCATCCCAGGCGGCAGCCCGGGATGCCGCCCAGGCGGCATCCCGGGCGGCATCCCGGGCGGCCTGAAGCTGTTCTGCTTCTTCCCGGGTGAGGCGGGATGCACGTTCGATCAGTGCCGCCACGGCTTCACCGTTCGGACCCAGAGCCTGCCAGGCCGGTACCTCACCCAGGACACGAAGGGAACGAAAACCGTGCTTGTGGCCCTCTTGCGCGACCGGGCGGCCTGTGCCCTCAAACAGCCTGCACGGCCACTCCCCGCCGATGAGGGTTTCCGAAGGGGCGTCGGAGGCGTGGTAGACAGTGTCCGAGCAGCACGCAAACTGTATGGCCCCATACTCGTCCGTGGCGGGCTTGCGCTTCACGGGCTTACCGGATGCGAGAGCGCCCGCGTAGTCGACGGTTCCGGAAAAGAAATCGAAACCATCAGTGCGAGTCGCCTTGTAGTAGATCTTCATGACGGGTCTCCAGGAGGGATGGGGAAATGGGTGGGGGATGTGGCCCGGCGCCCGCCCCATCCCAAAAGGCGGGCGCCGGGTTGCCGCTGCGACCCCCACAGGTAGCGGGCGGGGGGAGCGGCATGGCCCCTTCCCGCACGCGCCGCCGTCACAGGGCGCGGGGAAGGGGGGTCAGTCGGGGCGCCCCCCGTCGTTCTCAGCGACGGGGGGCTTTCCCAGCACCGGGGGCATGACCCCCGGAGTCAGCGGCGGACGCAGTTACCGTCGATCCATTCGAAACCGGCGGCGATGCACTGCCGTGCCGTCTCGTTGGTGGCCTGCTCAGACAGGATGAACACGATGAAGAGACCACCGAAAAATATCGCGATGAATAGTACGATCGCCACAATGTCCCAGTCCTCAAACCGGCCCATCACGTCACGTGCTTCCACGACTGGTGCTTGAGGATCGCGGACATCGACGGGCTACTGATCCCGTACTTCACCGCCAGGCCGGCAATCGTCCACCTGCCGGTCGCATACGACTTCCGGGCCTGCCGCACCTTCGCCGTCGTCATCTTCGACGCGTGATGCCTAGCACCGAGATTCCTGGGATGGCTCATGACACGTCTTCCTTGACCTGTTCGCGGGCGGGGGTGGTTTCGGGGGCGGGGAAGCGGGCAGGTTTGGCGGGCTGCGTCCAGTCGACCATGTCGGCGTGCCCGCCGTGGTCGAATTCGCGGGCCAGGGCAGCGCTGGCGTCAGGGATGGGAATTCCGTAGCCCCAGCCCGGCCCCACAGTCCACCTTGCACCGCCGGGCAGGGGGATCTTCGCGTTCAGATAGTTCGCAAGAAGGCAGTGTTCCGGGTCGCCGGGAACACCCGTGACACCCATCTCCTTCAGTCGCTCTTCGGGATGGTCGCCCAGCTCTTCAAGGGCCCGCCGAACCTTGTATTCGGGCGTCCTCTTGGGCCAGGGATGGAAGTTACTCATAGCGGGTTTCCTCATTCTCATGTTCGTCTGCCATCGGGGTAGAGAAAGGGCTGCGCTCCTCGCTAGAAGCGCAGCCCCACAGTCCGGTGTCTCTTACGCCGCCAGGGCCAGGATTCGGTGCACCACCTCAGCGTCGGCGGTCTCGATCTCGCCGCTGACGGTGCGCATCATGTTGCGCTCGGCACGGGCCGCACCCTTGCGGACAGCCCTTTCGTGATGCTCGTAGGTGTTGAACGCCTGCCACGCGCCCATAGCCGTGCCATTCCACGGCGCCACACGGTCATCTTCACGCCACATGCGCCAGAGAGCGTCCCGCTTCTTCTCAGCCAGAGCGACCGCCCGCTTCTTACCGGCGCCGTCCGGGCCGCCCTGCGGCATCGGAACCGACAGGTTCACCACACGCTCGAACGTCCGGTCGTCGACCTTGACGGAGGACAGCGACGCCACCTGGGCAGAGAACTCCTCGGCGATACCGTGCACGATCCCCAACGCGTCCCGGGCGTCGCCGAGACGGGAGAGGCTCTTGGCCGAGTGCCGAACCCGAAAGACCTGGCCCTGCTCACGGTCCAGCGCGGCCCGCATCGTGTTGTCGCACACGACGTTCGTCACAACACGCTTGTACGTCGTCGCCACGGTGCCGTCGAACGACGTCGCCGCCAGAAGGAAGGGTCGGAACACGACACCCTCGGGCGTGATGATGTTGTCGGGAACCTCGACCGACACCCAGGCGACAGCGCCCTCGCGGAGGAGGCCGGCGGACCCGATCTGAAGATCGTCGTCGATGATGTTGGCGACATTGTCGAGGAGCCACTCCCCGTACTGGTGGGGCTGGTAGCCGGCACGGAAGATGCCCAGGACGGCGCCGGTGTCGCTGCGGACGATGGCCTTGCGGCCGGGGATGAGCATCGCGCCTTCACCGACCTCGGCCTTGACGTACAGCTCCTTCTCCTGGGCTGTCCAGTGGAAGAGGCGGTGGTGCACGTCCTCGACCGGGATCGGGCCGGGGTAGTGGTTCTGGTCGCCCTCGCGGTAGTGCCATGCGTTGCCGCGCTTCTCCGTGAAGCCGACGAGGACGTTGCGGGACAGCCAGTTGCGGGTTTCCTTCGACATGACGAATCACTTCTTGGGATGGGGATTGGGATGGAAGAGCCCCCGCCCGGAGTCGTGGGCGGGGGTTCGGGGGAGTCGCACCCTCCGTACGACTCGCGAACTCGTGCGGGGCGGTGCTTGCGCTCGCTGTTGCCGGGGTGTGCGACGGTCTCGGGTAGTCCGGCCCCCGCTTGGGGCTCCAGGCCGTCGGGCATCCCGGCCCTCCGGGCTCCTCCCGGTCGGGACCACGTGCGCCGGTACCCCTGAGCGGACTCGAACCGCCAGTCTCCCGATCTTGAATCGGGCGCCTTTGCCAGATTTGGCCACAGGGGCATATTGCGTACAAATCGGGCCTGACAAGCCCGATAGACCCCCCGGACGCCTCTCGGAAGGGCTGCTAGGATGCCTGCGTCATCGCAGGTCAGACCCCACAAGGAAGAAGTCGTACCACTCGATGGTGGTGCCGATGAGACTCGCGGCGACGATACGGCGGATGCTGTTCGGTGTTGGCGGAGCGGTCGCGGGGGCGGACATCGGCACCACTTCCTGACGTGGGACGGGGACGGTTACGTGTCGCCACACCGTAGGAACGCGCAGGTCAGTGGCGTATGTGGTGGGACACCATAGTTCTCGGTGCCGAAGTGCGGGCGGCCACCATGCGGGCGCGGGAGCACGGTCCGCGGGACGTGGCGGTGCCGGGACGTCGACTTCCGGAGGAGCCGCGACCACGGGCGGGGGCGGCCACGCGTCGAGCGCCGCGCAGCGGGCGGACGACGCGGCCTCGTCCGGTGGCGACGACGACCGGGCACGCCGGCATCAGCTCACGGACGCTCCCGGGGCCGGCACCACTCCGGCGGCCGCGAGGAAGGCTTCGAGGCTGATGGCCCCGCCGCCCGTGCCGTCGTGCCACTCGACCAGGAGCGCCGAGAGGCCCTGGTTCCAGGAGTCCTGCGTGTCGACGTCAGGGCCGGGATGCCGCTCGACGCGCCCCTCGCCGTGCCGGTACCAGAGCAACAGGTACTGCCCTTCCGCCGTCCAGGCGTCCCACTGGGAAGGAAAGGCGGCACACGTCTGCACGACCTTGACCAGCGTCAGACCCTCGGCTCCGTTCAC